TACTGGTGTTGCAGTTGGTTCCGGTGTTGGGGTTGGTGTACTAGTTGGTACTGGTGTTGCAGTTGGTTCCGGTGTTGGGGTTGGTGTACTAGTTGGTACTGGTGTTGCAGTTGGTTCCGGTGTCTCCGTTGGAGCTGGAGTTGGTGTTGCTGTTGGTACCGGTGTCTCCGTTGGAGCTGGAGTTGGTGTTGCTGTTGGCACCGGAGTTGATGTTGGTGTTTGACCACATAATTCACAACTTCCAACTGTAGTTGCGGTTGTACCTGAAACTCCACCTATTCTTTGTAATAATCTAGAGTTTGTACCATCACTTATATAAAATGTATAAAGATCATATGTTGGTATGAAAAAACAATTAGTAAATCCTGTTGATGTACATAAATCATTTGTATTTCCTACAATTGTAAATTGATGGAAAGTACCCATAGGTGTGTCTCCTCCATTACAAGCAATTTGTGGATCCGTTTCACTAACATATACATTAAATGTTGTTGGTGAATTAGGATTATTTGTAGGTGTAGGGGTTGGAGTTGATGTTGGTTCCGGTGTAGGGGTTGGAGTCGGAGTTTCAACTAGTGAACAATCTGTAATTGAACTTATACCACCTAAAGAATTTAGAATAGTAACAATATAAGTTGTATTAAGTCCATCTGTAGATATTAATTTATATGTATAATCAGGTGATGCTGGTGTACAAGATAGTGAAGAATATAAATAATTTCCTACGGTAAGTGTACCTCCTAAATCAACGTGAAAAACTTCATTAGTGCCAACTTCTTGGCAAAGATCATAATATGACGTTATACCAGAAGAAGGATACGCTATACCATTAAAATCATTTATAAAAGTTGTACAATCGTATACAAATGTCACGGCTCCTGTTTCATCAACAGTAACAATTACTGTTGTGTCAAATCCATCAGTAGAAATTAACTTATAAAGATTACCATTTGGTACTGTTTGCGTAAGTTGTTCATCAAAATATAAGTACGTATATGGGGCGTTTAAATCTCCACCATTTATGTAAAATACATCATCTGTTCCAATATCTTCACAAGCACAATTAAAACTTGTTTGTCCGGTGAACATTTTACCATTAAATGATGTAAATGTTGGTGTTGGTGTAGGAGTTGGTGTTGCGGTTGGTTCTGGCGTTGGCGTACTAGTTGGTGTTGGTGTTGGTGTTTCTGTCGGTGCAACATATCCACAATCAACACTATTAATAGTAACTAAAGTACCTTGTTGTTCTTGACCATTTGTATATGAATTAGGGTTTATGTCTTGTTCTACATTATATAAATCAAAACCATAACAATCTTGTCTCACAACAACATAATTAGGTGTTGTATCACCACCACCATTATATCCACACGCAAGACTATTAGCCTCAACTAAACTACCTTGATTCTGTTGACCATATGAGGGTGAGTTAGGATTTTGGTCTTCTTCTATATTATATAAATCATAACCATAACAACTTTGTCTTATAACAACAAAATAAGGTGTTGCATCCGGTGTAGGGGTTGGTGTATCTGTTGGTACAGGGGTCGCTGTTGGTGCCGGTGTTGCTGTAGGTGCCGGTGTTGCTGTTGCTGTAGGTGCCGGTGTTGCTGTAGGTGCCGGTGTTGCTGTAGGTGCCGGTGTTGCTGTAGGTGCCGGTGTTGCTGTTGCTGTAGGTGCCGGTGTTGCTGTAGGTGCCGGTGTTGGTGTTGGTTCTGGAGTTGGTGTTGCTGTAGGTGCCGGTGTTGGTGTTGGTTCTGGAGTTGGTGTTGCTGTTGCAACAATTACCGTTGGGGTTGGGGTTGGGGTTGGTGTTGCGCATGGAATATTAAACGTACAAGTTTGACTAAAATCGGCAAAATACAATGAATAATCACCTAAGTAATTGTCACTTACATAGTTGTAGGGAATAATATGTGATCCTAAATTAATTGTTCCTCCACTACATGGTGAAAATGTAATTGTAGCAGTTTGACCACTATAATTTGTTGTTAATATCTGAACTGTTGTTGCCATTTTATATCTATCTTTATTTTTATATTATATTATAAGTTATATCACAAGTCAAGTCAAATGGTACTACATTATATGTAATATCACAAGATGGTACGGATGGTGTAGGGGTTGGTGTACTAGTAGGTACCGGTGTTGGCGTACTAGTTGGTGCACCTGTTGGAGTTGCCGTTGGTGTAGGCGTTGGTGTTAAATTGTGAACATTTGGAATGATTTTAAGTCCTCCTCTAAATTGTATACCCATAATACTCTATAAATAGTTTATTTTTCTAATAAGATAAAAAAAAAGGAAGATTTTTTAGGTCTTCCTTTTAATTTTTTTATTATGTTTTTTAGAATGTTCCTCCGTCTATTGTATTTGTGAATGTCAATTGACCGTCTGATGTTCGATAACCTAATATTGTATTAACTGTATCTGTTGTATCTGTTGTTGGTACTTCACCAAATATGTCATTCGCATTTTTGAATGTAACATTTGATCTCGTACTACTTATCAAATCACTACCGTTAGTTGATACTTTTAATGTACCCGCTACAACCGTATTACCTGATACTGATTCAACTGTGAATTTATCTGTATTGAATTGTAACGTTGTACCTGAGTATGTTAATAAACTATTACCTATTGTGTTATCAGCTGATGCGATTGGGAAATTTCCACTTGTTAAACTTGTTTCACTTCCTAATGTACCTGTAGTTGTTCCAATTACTTTACTTGAGTTATTTGAACCATCAACTGTTAACCATTTGTTATTAGTAGAATCCCATAATAATGATCCTGATTGATCCGCTGAACCTGAATCATATCCACTGATACCTGCGTATCTTTGGAATGGTGAGTAAGCGTTTACTAAGATGATATTATCACCGATTGCAACTGTACTTGATTGGATACTTACATTTGTTGATGAACCTAATACTTGTAAGTTTCCTGATACAAATAAATTACCACCTAACATTGTTGCTGAACCTGAACTTACCGTTAATGAACCTGTAATTGATGTGTTAGAATTAACTTGTAGACCTGCTGAAGTTACCGATGCTGTTACCGCACCACTTGCAATTTTGTCTAATTGTAATCCTGTTACACCACTTGCCGGTATATTATAAAGTCCTGCACCATCACCTTTAAATGAACCTGTGAATATAGAAGAAGTTACTGGTTGGTTAAATTTAACACTTAAGTTTGTTTCCCAAACTGATCCTGTTAAAGCGAATATACTATCTCCTGAAGAACCTGAAGAACCACTTGACCCTGAAGAACCCGATGTTCCTGATGAACCACTTGATCCTGAAGAACCTGAAGTACCTGCTGTTCCTGAACTACCTGAAGTACCTGCTGTTCCTGAAGAACCGCTAGATCCTGAAGTTCCTGAACTACCTGAAGTACCTGCTGTTCCTGAAGAACCGCTAGATCCTGAAGTTCCTGATGAACCACTAGATCCTGATGTACCTGCTGTTCCTGAAGAACCTGATGAACCATTACTACCACTAGTTCCTGATGTACCCGCAGTTCCTGAAGAACCGCTAGACCCTGAAGAACCTGATGAACCTGAAGTACCTGCTGTTCCTGAAGAACCTGATGAACCTGACGTTCCTGAAGATCCTGATGAACCATCACTACCACTAGATCCTGAAGTACCTGCCGTTCCTGAAGAACCTGATGTACCTGCTGTTCCTGATGAACCTGATGAACCACTAGATCCTGAAGTTCCTGCTGTTCCTGAAGAACCGCTAGATCCTGATGAACCACTTGTACCTGATGAACCACTAGATCCACTTGTTCCTGAAGTACCTGCTGTTCCTGAAGAACCACTAGAACCTGAAGAACCGTTTGAACCTGATGAACCTGAAGTACCTGCTGTTCCTGAAGAACCACTAGATCCCGATGTTCCACTAGATCCTGAAGAACCTGAAGAACCACTAGATCCCGATGTTCCACTAGATCCTGAAGAACCTGAAGTACCTGATGTACCCGCAGATCCTGAAGAACCTGAAGTACCACCTGATCCACTTGTACCTGATGAACCATTACCACCAATAGTGGCAATTACTGTACCCGTTTGAGCTTCGTTAAAGTATACTTTTAAATTATTACTATCAATAACTTCAATTTCTGTTGGTATAACAACTCTATCTGAACCGTCAAACACATTAATTGCAGGATATTTGTATCCTAAATTGTGGTTGAATGACCATGTTGTTGATGCTGAACCAATTACTAATGTTTTAGTTTGACCTGAAACAATAACTGCGTTTTCAGCGTATACCGCATATGATGAAGAAACTGCAAATGATGATGTTCCACCAAATTGAGAATTTGAACCTGAAACATATGTATTGAACGCTGTTTCATCTAATTTACCCGTTCCAACTGTTACACCATTCAATTTTAATGAACCTGTGATATTAACACTACCCGTGAAATCATGTGTATCATCATTGGTATCACCAAATTTGGTTGAACCCGATGTATACATTATCGAAGAACTTACGTAATCAATATTTAATTGTTTTGCAGTTAAAATACCATTGATAAATGTATCACCATTTACTCTGAATGTTCCATCAGATAAAATTGATGCACTTACTGAACCACTTACAATTTTATTTAATTGTAATCCTGTAACTCCACTTGCAGGAATATTATATAATCCTTGACCGTCACCTACAAATGAAGATGAAACAATTGAAGCGGTTACCGCTCCAACTACTCTTACTGGATTTGTTGTTGACCATATTGAACCTGTTAAAGCAAATAAACTATCTCCTGAAGAACCTGATGTTCCTGCCGTTCCTGAAGTACCTGCCGTTCCTGAAGAACCTGCAGTTCCTGAAGAACCACTTGAACCACTAGATCCTGAAGAACCTGATGTACCTGCAGTTCCTGATGAACCTGAAGTACCCGATGATCCTGAAGAACCTGATGTACCTGCAGAACCAGAAGAACCCGATGATCCATTACTACCACTTGATCCTGATGTACCTGATGTACCTGCAGTTCCTGATGAACCACTAGAACCTGATGAACCATCACTACCTGATGAACCTGATGTACCTGATGTACCTGCAGTTCCTGATGAACCACTAGATCCTGAAGAACCTGAAGTACCTGCTGTTCCTGATGAACCTGAAGTACCTGCTGTTCCTGAAGAACCGCTAGATCCTGATGTTCCTGATGAACCACTAGATCCTGAAGTTCCTGCCGTTCCTGAAGAACCTGATGTTCCTGAAGAACCTGAAGATCCTGATGAACCATCACTACCACTAGTTCCTGATGTACCTGCGGTACCTGATGAACCACTAGACCCTGATGAACCTGAACTACCTGATGTACCCGCAGTTCCAGAAGAACCTGACGTACCACTAGATCCTGAAGAACCTGATGTACCTGCTGTTCCTGAAGAACCACTAGAACCTGAAGAACCTGAACTACCTGATGTACCTGCAGTTCCTGATGAACCACTAGATCCTGAAGAACCTGAAGTACCTGAAGTTGCAGCGGTGTATGATGTTCCGTTTATATATAAGCTACCCGTAACATTTAACGAACCACTTACATTTACTTGACTACTAAACGTTGCAGTTGTACCTGTTAAATTAGTAATTGTAACACCACTGATGGTATTACCTTCAATGTTACCAACCAAATTCATGGAGGTATTACCAATATTATCATTGTTTAATATGTATAATTTATGATCTGTACTAGAGTAGAATGGTGTACCATCTAATCCAGAACCATATGTACCAGCGGAAATTGTAGGTGCGGTTGACCCTTGGTATATTTTAGATACCGCATTGAATGCTCCAGCAACTCCTTCGTCTGATAATACAGGTGAACCGATAAAAATGAAAGGTCCTTGTAAATTACCAACCGAACCGGTTGCGATGATTAATTCACCATTTCTAGCTGTTGTAAGTTTGAGGGCCGATATCGAACCCCTCCTGTGTTTAATGATTTGTGCCATCTACTTTGTGTTTGTTTTGTTTATAAATAGTGTGTTTTATTACATCTACCGAGTTATTTCTATTATTTTTCAATATATTTTTATTACTAATTTGTTTTTTTTTAAAATCCACCCAAATCCATCACATCAACGTTTCCTTGTTGAATAATTACCACCTGCCCTTGCATTGATAATGACGCAGAAACCATTTGAGCTTGAATTTGAGCATTCATTATTGCCATTGCTCCTGATATGATTAAAGATTCTCTTAATAGATCGGTTGATGTTAAAGTTGTTGTTCCACGTACTATTAAATCTCCATCAATAATAACTGAACCTGTTGTACGTAATGAACCTGTAAAATTATGATTATCATCTAATGTATCACCGAACTTTGTTGACCCTGATTGATAAAGAATTGAAGATGTTACATAATCAATACGTAATTCTTTTGCTGTGATCGTACCATCAATTACTACATCTGTATTAACTTTTAATTTTCCATCCGCCAATGATGCACTTACACTTCCACTAACAATTCTATCTAAGTTAAGTCCTGTAATTCCTGATGATGGAATGTTATATAATCCTGCACCATCACCTGTAAATGAACCACTAATAGTTCCGTTATTTACGGTTAAATTACCTGTATTAATTTCTAAATCACTATTTGTTAAATCAACAAGACCATTGAAAACATGTAAATTAGATCCACTTGTTAAATACAATGATGAATTATCTGTCATTATAACATTAGAATCTACCACCCCTAATTGAGATGTTATATCTAATGAACCAGTAATTTGAATATCGTTTGTTGTTGCCCAATATGAACCTGTTTGTGCAAATAGACTATCTCCGCTTGATCCTGAAGACCCTGCTGTTCCACTTGTTCCTGCCGTTCCTGATGTTCCACTTGTTCCTGATACACCATCAACTCCTGACGTACCGCTAGAACCTGACGTTCCTGATGTACCATCTGTACCATTAGAACCTGAAGTACCATCTGTACCATTAGAACCTGATGTACCATCTGAACCTGAAGTACCTGAACTACCATCACTTCCTGATGTTCCATCTGAACCTGAAGTTCCACTAGATCCGTCTGATCCTGATGTACCTGATGAACCATCACTACCTGATGTTCCACTAGATCCGTCTGATCCTGATGTACCCGATGTACCGTCACTACCGCTAGTTCCTGATGAACCATCACTACCACTAGTTCCTGATGAACCATCACTACCACTAGTTCCTGATGAACCATCACTTCCTGACGTTCCACTAGATCCGTTAGAACCTGATGTTCCGCTAGATCCATCACTACCACTAGTTCCTGAAGAACCATCTGATCCACTTGTACCTGCGGAACCTGATGTTCCACTTGTACCAGCACCACCAACTGAAGCAACTACATGTCCCGCTGTTGCGACATTAAAATATACTTCAATATTATCTTGATCAATTGATCTGATAGTTTCAGGTACAACAATGTAACCGTTATCGTCAAAAACATTTATAACAGGATATCTTTCATGTAAATTATGTGTGAAAGACCAAGTTGTTGCGGGTGAAGAAACGTATAATTGTTTATTAGCTCCCGATACAATTACTGCATTTTCCGCGTAAATAGCATATGATGATGTACCTGCAAATGATGAAGTAACTGAAGATGTATATGCATTGAATGCTATTTCATCTAACTTACCCGTACCGATCGCTTGACCATTCAATGTTATTGATCCTGTAATATTAATCGATCCCGTAAATGTGTGTGTATCATCAAATGTATCTCCAAATTTAGTTGATCCACTACTATATATTACTGAAGATGTTTCATATATTGTATGGATATAATTAAATGAACCTGATTCCGCATGAACTGTATTTGAAACATATAAAGAACCCGTAATTAATACATCATTTGTTGTTGTCCAAACTCCAGCAGTTACTTCACTAAATAAACTATCTCCTGAAGAACCACTTGTTCCTGCTGTTCCACTTGTTCCTGAAACTCCATCAACACCCGATGTACCACTAGTTCCTGAAGTTCCTGAAGTACCGCTAGATCCCGATGAACCATCTGATCCAGAAGTACCTGAAGTACCACTTGTTCCATCGGAACCTGAAGTTCCTGATGTACCGGCGGTTCCTGATGATCCACTAGATCCTGAAGTACCACTAGTTCCCGATGAACCATCTGATCCAGAAGTACCCGAAGTACCACTTGTTCCAGATGTTCCTGAAGAACCATCTGATCCACTAGTACCTGAAGTGCCACTAGTTCCTGATGAACCACTAGTACCACTTGTTCCTGAAGAACCATCTGATCCACTAGTACCTGAAGTTCCACTTGTTCCTGATACTCCATCAACACCCGATGTACCACTAGTTCCTGATGAACCATCGGATCCACTAGTTCCTGAAGTTCCTGAAGATCCACTTGTACCTGAAGTGCCACTAGAACCATTACTACCTGAGGTTCCACTAGTTCCGTCTGATCCGCTAGAACCTGAAGTACCACTAGAACCATCACTACCGCTAGAACCAGATGTTCCTGAAGAACCGCTAGAACCTGATGTACCAGATGTTCCTGAAGAACCACTAGAACCTGAAGTTCCACTTGTACCAGATGAACCACTAGAACCTGAAGTACCAGATGTACCAGCAGTTCCTGAAGTTCCTGATGTCATTGCTGAGAATGAAACCCCATCTATTATTAAACTACCGCTCGATATATTAACCGAACCTGAAATAAACAATGAACCAGTAAATTCGTGTGTGTCATCAATTGTATCACCAAATTTGGTTGATCCTGATGTATACATTACTGAAGAGGTAACATAATCAATATGTAATTCTTTCGCCGTAATAATTCCGTTAACATTCAACGATCCTGTGATCGATGTGTTAGTATTAATATGTAAACCATCTAAATCAATAGAGGCGGTATTACTACCACTACTGATAAGATTTAATTGTAATCCTGTAACTCCACTTGCCGGAATGTTAATCAAATGACTACCATCTCCGTAAATGTAAGCACCACTTATTATTCCACCATCTACATATATGTTTGAACCACTCGTCATGTATAATGACGAACTATCTGTCATTATAATATTAGCATCAACAACTCCTAATTGGGAAGTTATTGATAATGATCCCGTAATTTCCACATCATTTGTTGTTGCCCAAACGCTACCCGTTAGAGCAAATAAACTATCTCCGCTAGATCCTGAAGTACCTGCACTTCCCGATGTGCCACTTGTTCCTGATGTACCCGAAACCCCATCAACTCCTGAAGTACCACTAGTTCCTGATGAACCTGTAGCACCTGATGATCCACTTGTACCTGAAGTACCTGATACACCATCAACACCACTAGTACCGCTAGAACCATCCGAACCTGAAGTACCTGAACTACCGTCAGTACCATCTACACCTGAAATACCCGATGTACCATCACTACCTGAAGTACCTGATGTACCATCTGATCCACTAATTCCTGAAGTACCGTCTGATCCACTAGTTCCTGAAGATCCATCTGATCCTGATGTTCCGTCTGAACCTGAAGTACCACTTGTGCCGTCTGAACCACTAGTTCCTGAAGAACCATCTGAACCACTCGTACCTGAAGTTCCACTTGTTCCTGATACACCGTCAACACCACTAGTTCCTGAAGAACCATCGCTACCTGATGTACCACTTGTACCGTCTGAACCACTAGTTCCACTAGTACCATCACTACCTGAAGTTCCCGAAGAACCATTACTACCCGAAGAACCACTAGTTCCACTAGTACCATCACTACCTGATGTACCATCACTACCACTAGTTCCTGAAGTACCGTCTGAACCACTTGTTCCTGATGTTCCCGATGTACCATTACTACCCGAAGAACCACTAGTTCCACTGGTTCCTGATGTCATTGCTGAGAATGAAACACCGTCTATTGAAAGACTACCACTTATAATATTAACCGATCCTGATATAAAAACTGAACCTGTAAACTGATGTGTGTCGTCTGATGTATTACCAAATTTATTTGAACCTGATGTGTAAAGAACTGAAGAAGTTACATAGTCCATATGTAATTCTCTCGCAGTTAGTATACCATCAATATAAGTGTTTCCATTAACCCTAAATGTTCCGTCAGATTGAATAGATGCACTTACCGATCCACTTACTATTTTATTTAATTCTAATCCTGTAACTCCACTTGCTGGTATATTATATAAACCAGCACCATCACCAAAGAAGGCTGCAGTAATATAACCACCGTTTTCTATAATGATATTACTACCACTATTTAAAATCATTGAACTACTATCTGTCAAATACAAGAAAGAATTAACCGCATTAGTACCATGACTAACCGTTAATGAACCTGTAATTGTAGTATCCGTATTAATATGTAATCCGTCTAAATCAATAGAAGCCGTATTACTACCACTACTGATTAAATTTAATTGTAATCCTGTTACACCTGATGCCGGTATGTTAATCAAATGACTACCATCTCCGTAGATGTAAGCTCCACTTATAATTCCACCATCGACATATATGTTTGAACCACTTGTTAAATATAATGAAGAACTATCTGTCATTATGATATTACTATCAGTAACACCTAATTGAGAAGTTATCTTTAAGCTTCCTGTAATTTCAACGTTGTTTGTTGTTGTCCATGTTCCTGGTGTTGTTTCAGTAAATAAACTATCTCCTGATGTACCGTCTGATCCGGATGTACCTGCAGTTCCTGATGTACCACTTGTTCCTGAAACTCCATCAACTCCACTAGTACCTGAAGTACCGTCTGACCCGCTAGTACCATCACTACCACTAGAACCTGACGTACCACTAGTACCATCACTACCACTAGTTCCTGACGTACCACTAGTGCCACTAGTACCATCACTACCACTAGAACCTGATGTTCCACTTGTTCCTGAAACTCCATCAACTCCACTAGTCCCCGATGTTCCACTTGTACCATCACTTCCTGAAGTACCCGATGTACCATCTGTTCCTGAAGTACCTGAAGTTCCGTCTGAACCACTAGTACCTGAAGAACCATCTGTTCCTGAAGTTCCATTTACTCCACTAGAACCTGAAGTACCACTTGTTCCTGAAACTCCATCAACTCCACTTGTTCCTGAAGTACCGTCACTACCACTTGTTCCTGAAGTACCAGATGAACCGTCAGTTCCATCTACCCCTGAAATACCTGAAGTTCCATCACTACCTGAAGTTCCATCACTACCTGAAGTTCCACTCGATCCGTCTGAACCTGAAGTTCCACTCGATCCGTCTGAACCTGAAGTTCCACTCGATCCGTCTGAACCTGAAGTTCCACTCGATCCGTCTGAACCTGAAGTTCCATCAGAACCTGAAGTACCTGAAGATCCGTCAGAACCAGAAGTACCTGAAGATCCGTCAGAACCAGAAGTACCTGAAGATCCGTCAGAACCAGAAGTTCCCGTTGCTCCACTAGAACCTGACGTTCCTGAAGAACCGTCTGAACCTGAAGAACCTGATGAACCATTAGACCCTGAAGAACCCGAACTACCATCTGAACCACTAGTTCCTGAAGAACCATTACTACCACTTGTACCAGATGAACCGTTAGAACCTGATGTGCCAGCAGTTCCACTAGTACCCGATGTCATTGCACTAAATGCAACACCATCAATATATAAACTACCACTTGAAATATTTACCGAACCACTAATAAATAATGAACCAGTAAATTCGTGAGTATCGTCTGAAGTATCACCAAATTTGGTTGAACCTGAGGTATAAAGTATTGAAGAACTTACGTAATCAATATTTAATTGTCTTGCCGTAATAATACCATCAACGTTTAATGCACCTGTTATTGATGTTGGTACATTTATTTGAAATCCATCAGGTGAAATAGATGCTGTTGCACTTCCACTAACGATTTGATTTAATTGTAATCCTGTAACTCCACTTGCTGGTATGTTTATTAAATTAGAACCATCACCATAAATGTAAGCTCCACTAATAATACCTCCATTAACGTAGATGTTTGACCCGCTCGTCATATATAATGAAGAACTGTCGGTCATTATAATATTTGCGTCAGTTATACCTAATGTTGAGGTGATATCTAACGAACCTGTAATCTGTATGTTGTTTGTTGTTGCCCAAAAAGAGCCTGTTTGAGCAAATAGACTATCTCCAGATGAACCACTAGTTCCTGATGTACCACTTGTTCCTGATACACCATCCACACCACTAATTCCACTTGTTCCTGATGTACCTGTTGACCCTGAAGAACCACTTGTTCCTGATGTACCCGATACACCATCAACTCCTGATGTACCGCTAGAACCATCTGTTCCATCTACTCCTGAAGTACCACTAGAACCATCTGTTCCATCTACTCCTGAAGTTCCACTTGTACCACTTACACCATCAACACCACTAGTTCCGCTAGTTCCATCTGTACCACTTATACCTGATGTTCCGTCCGTACCATTGGTTCCATCAATACCACTTGTACCTGATGAACCATCTATACCACTAGTTCCTGAAGAACCTGCAGTACCCGCTGAACCTGAAGTACCACCACTAATTGATAACTTACCGATTGAATCTGCAAATATATCATCAACCCAATAACCTAAATCAGTAAAAAAACCTTGATTTTCTGCTAAATTACCTAATTGTGCAACTCCATTTACATATTCATAAAATATACCATTTTGACCTTCATCGGGCCAGTTATTTGGTATTACTGAATTTGAACTTGCATATATGTGTAAATCAGTATCTCTTAATTCAACTATCACCGAAGATTCACTGACACCTGTAACTGAAATTACATCGTAAATTTTACCTGATGGTAAAGCGTATTTTAATCCAGATTGTATATTGTTAGCAGTATATAGACCGTAATTATATTCATTATTAGGGTAATTGGCCGTTTGAGGTACAATTGTAAATGTTCCAATAAACGATTGATAAGTGCCATTATATGAACTACTACCTGAAACAAAAATTTCGTTAGGTGTAGTTGTGCTGTAATCTAAACTACCAATTATCAATAAATTCGGTCTCTGTATTGCCATTTATAATTAAAATTTTTAACTAACCAACCCAAATGTTATTATTACTGTCGAAGCTCCACTTCCCCCACATCCAGTTGTATTGTTTGTTATTGCATTTATATCAAAACTTGTCCAATTTGGGGATGAATATGTTTGAAAACAACTATGAGTGCCGGTTGATGTACCCACTAAAGCATTTGTTCTAACTGTCGAACCATTCACGCCATGTGATAAAATATTAACGATAGGTTGTACTTGTAAACTATTTGGTCTTGTAACTGTAATTTTTTGTGATGATGGTGAACTAAAAGTCCATCCCAATCCTTCCAACGTTGTTTTATTTTCACCGTTTGGTCCCAATACACTTGCAAATGGTGTTGTTCCATCAATATTACCACCCGACATATTCAATGTAATTTGGTACATTTTAGCGGCACCTGATGCGCCTACACCTGATGAACCTGAAGTTCCACTTGTTCCTGTTGCACCACTTGTACCTGAAGTTCCTGCTATTCCTGAACTACCTGAAGTTCCTGAAGAACCCGTACCTCCCGAAGTACCTGACGATCCTGAAGTTCCTTGAGTTCCAGATGAACCTGAAGTACCTGATGAACCTGATAAACCTGATGAACCTGATGAACCTGATGAACCTGATGTTCCACTTGTACCGGCAGCACCTGACGAACCTGATGTACCTGATGTACCACTAGATCCTGAAGGACCTTGTGATCCTGATGTTCCACTAGATCCTGAAGGACCTTGTGCTCCTGATGTTCCACTTGACCCTGCAACACCTGAAGTACCACTAGATCCTGAAGGACCTTGTGCTCCCGATGTTCCTGATGAACCACTAGATCCTGATGTACCTGAAGATCCTGACGTACCACTAGATCCGTTAGAACCTGATGAACCACTTGTACCCGATGTTCCACCACTTCCAGCAATACCTGATGTTCCACTTGAACCTGAGTTTCCTGAAGAACCCGATGTTCCTGAAGAACCCGATCCTCCACCACCAATAACTGTAACCGTTACATTCCCTAATCCGTTATCTGTAACTTGAGCACCATCAAATGTAATTTTTGATACTCCATTAACTAATGTTGTATCATCTGTTACTTTTAAAGTTGAGGATCCACCTGCACCTCCACTAATTGCACTATATAAATTAATAGACCAACTATTGTGTCCGCTACCTCCCGCATGTTCTAATATTAATAATGTAAGTTGAGTATTAACATAACTTACAACTCTACCGATTAAATAATCGTTTACGTCATATGCCGCAATAGCAATTTGACCTACCGTATAAGATAAACCTCTATCTACTGTGAACGTAACTTCATTACCATCATGTTCATCAATATCTGAAATATATGTTGTTGAAGATGTTTGATATATATTACCTGAAGTACCTGAACTACCGTGTGACCCTCTTAAACCAGAAGTACCCGATGTACCACTTGTACCATGATTACCCGCAATACCACTTGTTCCCGATGTACCTGATGAACCGTTTTGTCCGTTTACACCATTCACACCATCTTGACCTGAAGTTCCTGAGGATCCAGCTTGTCCCGATGTACCTGAAGAACCACTTGTTCCGTTTTGACCATTCGCACCGTTTTGTCCTGAAGTACCTGATGAACCACTTGTTCCATTACTTGAAGTTCCTGAAGAACCTGATGTACCTGATGAACCTCTTGCTCCAGATGTACCTGACGTACCACTCGTACCATTTCCTGAAGTACCTGATGAACCCGCTTGTCCTGAAGTACCTGATGAACCACTTGTTCCATTTGCACCATCCTGACCTGATGAACCACTTGTTCCACTTAACCCTGATGTACCTGATGTACCTGATGATCCTGTTGCACCTATCGCACCTGAAGAACCTGAAGAACCTGAGGTACCGTTAACACCAGATGTTCCTGAAGACCCACTTGTACCTGAGGTACCGTCCGAACCTTTAATACCCGATGAACCTGAAGAACCTGAAGTACCTGATGAACCACGAGTACCTGAACTGCCGGAAGTACCCGACGATCCATTACCGCCACCGGAAACTAAATCCGATAAACTTGTTCCTGAAACATATAAATTATTTACGTAGACCGCATTTAATGGAGTCGTGGATGAACCGAGATCAATTGTAGTGCCTGATGTGACATTTTCTGTTTCAATCTGAGTCCAATTTATTCTTTGTAGTGCCATGTAAAAGTAAAGTCTTTTACATAAATACTTTTATTCCACTAATAGGCATAAAAAAAAGGGTTTGAAACCCTTTTTTTTTATAATGTGTATTTTTTTATGATTTTGATAGCCTCATCCCCATTATTAAAGTCTTTTCCTGGTATAAAAATATTTATTTTTTCATCATTATCATATAAACAAACTGTTGGTACAACGTTTTCTCCCGTTTGTTTAACAATTTCTTTCCAAAATAATCCATGTTGATCGATATCAAAATTTTTAAATGGTATTTTTGTGTTAGTTAATCTTGTTTTAAGATCTTTACAATGTACACAATCACTTAATGAAAAAACAAGAACCTCCATATTATAATGTATCTAAAATTTTACTATATACACTGTCAACGTTAGCACCAACTGATCTATTTATTAATGTATCTCCATCGTAAATCATAATTGTAGGTACTGTGCTAACACCTAACTCCATAACCGCATCTTGATTTTCATCAACATTTACTTTAACAAATGTTATATCTGAATATTTGTTAGATAAATTAGATAATCTTGGGGTTAGTGCTCTACATGGTGAACACCAATCGGCAGTGTACTGAACTAATAATTTTTTTCCTTCTGATTGTAATTGTGCAACTTGTGCGGATGTAACGTATTCCATTTTATAATTTTAAAATCCTATTTTATTTCCTTTTGTGGATGTTTTATAGACTTCTGTGTCTATGTTATAAATATCAGCTAAAACCATACCTTCCTCAACTATTTGATCTTTTTCTAAATGTTTTAATAATTTGTTAGTTTCCTCCACCGATAATTTCTCAAACTTATGTTCCGCAATTAAACGACCCTTACGAAGTAATGCTTGATCAATCTTCTCTCTCTTCATATTGAAGGTTGCTATGACTTGGATATTTAAACAATCTCCCAAAATACCGTCAGTTAAGTTAAGGATGTTAGATACACCTGCCGGTGACCCGTTACCTTCTCTATCTGATATAACTCGTTCAGCATCCTCAATTATTAAAACTGAGTTTTTATGATCCATCAAGAATGGAATAATGGTTGGTTCAGATAACATCTCCGCCATTGATGGTGGAATAAACAAAATATCTTTGTCTTTAACTAAGGTGGTTAAATGTTTAATATAAGATGTCTTACCAGTACCAGGATCTCCGTGAAGTAAAATTATCCCCTTATCGTTATTTTTATTCAATCTTTCAACGATAACCTCATGAATCTTATTAAAGTCACTTCCATAATTTAATTCTAAATCTGTTGGTGGGACATATAAATCGTATTCTTCCGTATCTAAATGACCCATATCGCTTTTAACAAGTTGAATATTAGCTTTCTTTTTCGCAATCTCATATTTCTTGAAGACATTAAAATCAATTTGTTCTTTAATACCTCCCTTTGTTCCGTCGTAAGCAAATTCTATATGAATATGATTTTCTTTTGGTTCTTTATGTCCTCTACTTGATTTATACGTTCTTACAAAAATTCCAGCAACATCATTTATAAATAAAGATTGTGTTGATGATTCATAAGTTTTAGATTTGATATTAATTTTTATAACTTCAACAAATCCATTATTTTTTATTTCTTCAATAATTTCAGGTTCATACGACATACTTATGTCAGTAAACTTTGACGGTAATTTGTCATACTTTATAACATAATATTGTTCTGTTGGTATTTCATTTCCATAAACAGTATCGTAAATGGAATAATTAATTGGTAAATTCTTATTCATATAATATTTTAATTAAGACATATCATTCCAAAATTAGGGAATCCAATAAACACCCCATTATCGTAATCAAAGTCTTCTTTTTTAAATTCTACTCCGTTTTTAAATTTTGTTTCGCTTATAACGGTAATAGCTGCTATTGTTTTTCTTAATAGTTCAAATTGTTCTCTGTCCAATGTTGCTGTTCCGTTTTTATCAAAATTCTTTTGAGCAATCTCAGTCATATGTTTATAAAATAACTCCTCATTTGAATTGCTTAAAAAGAATTCTTTTGCTTCTATATTGGTTTCAAAGTAGTTTTTAACCGATTGAAGATATATCAAAACTTCAGGCGATATTTTATCCATTAAGGTTTCTGTATTTGTTCCAAAGTTAATGAAACTGCGGTATTCCTTCCAAATATTTTTATTTCAACATCCACTCTATCTCCCTTAAGTTCTTTAATGATACCATTAAAGTCTTTAAATGGTCCATCACATACTATAATAGGTTCTCCATTGTCAAATTTTAATTTTTTACTTTCAATATGTTCTTCCAACGTATCATCTTTTAATATTCTTCTAACATCATTTTCTTTTAATAACATTGGCATCCTATCACCCATCATACCCATAATATTAGGAATCAAAGATATAATTTTTAAATCGTCCTCTTCTAATTTCTTTGGTGCTTCAAAATAAAGATACCCACTATAAAGAACTTTCTCTCTTAATGTTTTTTTATTTTTTACAACAACAAATTCTTTTTCTGTTGGACAAATAAATCTCATAACATTAGAAATTCTACCTAACCCAATATCTTTATTAAATTGTTCAGTTAATGATCTTTCTTTACCAGGTAAAACTTTTACCACATACCATGCTGTATTCATGTCTTTTATTTTATATCCTTTAATTTATTCTTTAATTCAGTTTCTAATTTTTTTAATTTTTGTTTCTCTTCTCTTTCAATTTTCTCTTCAGCCAATCTTTTAATTTTTGCAACTTTACCTTCAACTTGTGGTGCTTTGTAGTTCATAATTAATAATTCTGTTCCCTCGTTTTGGGTTCCGTCTTTCTTGGCGGCGGCGGCTTTCTTAAAGTTTTCTCTTCTCCATTCAAATTGATCAATTGGGAACCACTCAACTAATTGAGGAAAATCATAATATGATAAACTAAATTTACCTTCAATACCTTTCATACATTCCGCCAATCTAATATGGTCATTCACGTCAAAGTCATGATTAGAATAATAATTTTCAGTTTTCCAATATGGTGGATCCATATAGAAATAAGTTGTTGGTGAATCATATTGTTTTACAACGTCACAAAAATCTTTATTCTCAACAAAACTAATACGATCAATATGTTCTCTATATTTTGAATTTTTTAACTTATCCATAAAGATTAAAACCTTACAACGATAAACTCCTTTATAATCTGTATATGAAGATGTTTCAGGTTTTGATCCTGAGAATACTTGTGTTAATACATAAACATACTTACAAGTTATTTCTAAACTATTCTCTTCTGTTATAACCAATTCAGGATTAAACACTTCTTTTTGATATTGATTAAACATTTGTTCATATTCGGGTGGTGTATCTTCAACTCCAACCGTTTGACATGGGTACGTTGATAACGCCTGATGTAAAACATCATATTGTTTAGTCCATTTCATCAAGTTAGCATTAAGACGATTAAAGTCATTATAAACGACCGTTTTTAGATTTGGGAACTTACTTAAATCCATATTAAAGAATACCCAGAACATACCGCTAAAACCCTCAACATATGTTTCAATATCTGTGGGTATATGTGGAACTATCCATTTACCTATTCGTGCCTTTCCTCCGATGTAACTAATCATTAATCATTCATTTATATCAAAAAATATAACCAAAATATTTGATAAAGAGAAATTTAAAGTATATATTTTATTATGGCTTGTAGCACATGTAAGAAAAAACAATTAAGGGAAGATGTGGAAAAGACAACTCAATTTGTCTCCACAGGTATTGTCATTTTTACTATTGTTTGGTTTTTATTAGGTGGGTATGGTTTATACACCTTAATAACTAAATTAATATGAAAAAAGGAAAATATTTTATAGTTCTTTTTTGTAATAAAAAAAGAGTGAAAGTATTATACCGTTGTATGAAAAGAACCACCGTATATGAATACTGGAGGGAATTTAAAACACAGCGTGTACCTCCATTTCTAAAAGTTCAAGGTAGTAAACGCAAACAAGAGTTAGTTTATGAGATCGCTTTAATCTACCCAAACAACCGTTGGGCAACTGCAACATACGTCAAAGATAGTTTAGGTAGGAATATGGAAGCTAAGATTGAAGACGATAAATTTCGTATAAAAGAAATCCTACCGTATTGGCAGGAAGAATTGATATATGATTTTGGGACTAAGAAAAGAATTAGGTATCATGAGATGGTGGATAAAATTCTACCAATTACTGAAATTACTCAAATATTCACATTAAATAAAAATCTATTTGTTCAGATTGAGGATGACGTTAAGATGTACGGTAATAAAAATCTTAATGACTCCGATAGATTATTTGAATTATTAAAACAAGACCTTCTTAAAAAGAAAAAGACGAACTTTATGTTTGTCAAAGACATTACAACCTACCAAAGAGAACAATTATATAAATTGTTAGAGTCTAAAGGATTTAATAGACGTGAATTATTTAGACATTACTCATATTAAAAATAATATCCACTTCACCTATTTTTATAGTAAACGTTTCTTCTGGTTTTTCAATTCTTCTTCCGTATTTTTTTTGTATTAGATTAAATGCAATTAAAAATTCTTCCTCTTTTAAGTTTAATACAATAGTTTTTGATTCTGTATTTGTGTTTAACTTTTCTAATAAGTCACTTATGATTGCCAATTGATTTAATAACTCACCTTTTTTTTCCATAACCTAATATCTTTAATAATTTGTCTATTATAGATACTTTCTTTTTTGGTTTAAACAACTCTTCCTTATTAATTTTTTTTATTTCATCAATCATCCTCGTCTTCTGTATCTCCACTTCCTTCTGATCCTTCTTCATCTCCTTGTCCAACCAATTCAATCCCTGTTGTAATTTCTTGTCCATAATTATCAGTTAGGTTTATCTCTTTTAATTTATCTAAAGTTTCTGTTTTAAATAATTCTTGTAATTCTTTTACTTTTTGATGGAACAACTTTTGTTTTTCCTCTTCTTCTTTATTATACTTAAATATTTCGTCAGCACATGCAAATAAAACATCATATCCTTCTTGTGTTGCCTGTGATATAAATGATACCAAATTAAATTTATCGTTTTTGTCCTGCACTTTTAAAGTAACAGTTCTATATGGTTTTACTATATCTTCATACTTCCAAGATAAAGGTACTTTAATGTCTAAACTAACATTATTTTGTATCTCTCTTAAAGAATGAAAATGTGGTCTTAATGATTTTATTTCTTCAAACACGGTATTAAGTTAAAATGTAAGTTATTATATATGAAGATGCAACTAATAGGATTATTTGTTCCACATTAGATAATTTCATCGGTTCAGGGTTTTCTTGAAATAATTTTACAATAAATTCAAGTAAAAATTTTGTAAGATATAATATACCTAATACAAAAAAGAAAAGTTTAATTTGTTGCATCATCATGTTGTTTCATTTCATCAAGGATCTCTTTTCTGTAGACTCCAATTAATTGTTTTATTTCTTGGGCGTATTTTCTTGCTCTAATAGAAGCGCTTCTGTTACCCTTTCCATAAACCTTCTCCGTGTCAACTTTCATCTTCATGAAAAGTTCGTCAATTTTTTTTAAGGTTTCCATATTTTATTACGATTTTAATATCAATATATGGAAAAAAATTCACTTTTTCAAGTTTTGTTCTAACAATTTGTATAATTCTGTTAACATATCCAGTTCAGATCTGGTTTTTCGATGTACAAAGTCAAAAAGTACATAAAAATATTCTGGTATTCTTATTGTATTTTCTAAATTCTTAGGGTAATAATAAGCCTCTAAATAAAAATTCCACATATATTCATATGCGTTACCCCTTTCTTTAAAATAAATTTTTTCTTTACTAAAACTATCTACCGCCTTATCCCAACACCATGTAAAATGGTTCATTTGGTCATCGGTTGTTTTAACCGCATCGGGACCTAAATAAGTCTCTTCAATTAAATTATATAATGAAATAAGAAAATCATAGAAAAGTTCTGTCTTTTCTCTACTGATATTGTATGCCCTATACCATACATCAATTTGTTGTTTGTAATTTTCCGACCCAATAAACTCTAAATAATTCTCTTTATTTTCCATAACTTCATTATAATACAAATATAAAGATTAATGAAAAGATTTAAAAGGTATTATTGAGTTTTTTCGTTGTATTTAAACATTTTCTTCATCTTCTCAACTTCTTCGTTGATTGATTTAGTTTTAACCGGAACGGCTTGTTTGTTATATAACTCTCTACTATCCTTATCTTTTTGTCTGTCTTTAACTTGTTTTTCAATTCCTTTGGCCGTTTCAGGTGTTGGAATTACATTACCGTCTTTATCTTTAGGTTCTTCACCAAGTTTTGCACCATTGGATGGTTTTACATCTGTCTTTTCCGTTGTTGGAGCATTACCCATTGTTGTATGTCCTTCAATTGCTTTTTTTAGTCTATCTTTAAATTTATCATCCGGTTCAATATCGTAATCTAAATTTTCTAAACCTGCGAAGTTTTTCTTGATCTCATCTTCTTGTGCTGTAGTATTTTTTCTTGCAACTTTTTCACCTTTACCGATAGCCTTAGGAAATTCAGGATTATCATTACCATCGAATTTCATTGTTGCAGCAATTTTCTTTTCAACTGCAGAAATATTTGCTTTATTTTCTTTACCACTTTCAGTATGTGCTTTCTTTGCGGCGTCTAAACCTGGTATTGATTCACTAACCATTTTAGCTATCATTTTAGTTAATTCAGTTTCACTTAAACGTATTTTTTTCTTTTTTGATTCGTACATTTTATTACCACACTCATTACATTCACCTTCTGCGGTTAACATATTACCACATTCAGAACACATCTGTTTGTTTTCATTCATGTCTTCAGGTGTTTCTTCACCTTTATCCACATAACTATGTTTTCTTCTTCTACCTCTTAACATTTCTTCAAAATCATCGTCACCTTCTTCCTCTTCTTCCATGTAACCACTACCACACTCATCACATTCTTCTTCCTCTTTTACATCATATTCTTTATCACCTACTTTAAATTCTTTTTCACCTTTTAATTTAGCGGCAGCTAAAGCACCACTAAATGCGTTTCCTTCTTCAGGTTGCATTTCTGTATTTTCCATATCGTCTGTTTCTTCTAATTGATCATTCATTTCATCTAATTTATCTATCATATCCTCTTGTGAGTCATAAATACCTTTTTCAATGATAAGTTCTTTACCTGGATGTTCTTTTTTGAACTTATCCATGTCTTTCTCAGCATCTTCTTCGCTTTCATATGTACCTAAAGGAATACCTTCACATTTGATATGGTATACTTCTTTTTTACCTTCAGCTTCTTCCATTATAGTTTTTCTAACTTCGTCAGTAACTATACTTTCGATTAATTGTTTGATTTCACTTACTTTCATATCTATATAAATATATCTTTAATCTCATTTAATACGATATTTTCCACTTGTTTACGTGGTAAACCGTATGTCTTTGAGATTTCGTTTATTATTTGTTGTATTTCTTTGTCTTCGTTGACGTATTCAATTGCTCCTGTATTACCTTGATTACAATAAGGGAACTTCTTACATTTCTCCTTTATCTTAACAAAAACACTATCGGGTCCACCCCATTTAGGGAAATTTTTATCTGTTACCGCTCTACCTTTATAGATACTATCAGGTCCATCTATCTTCAATGGGTCTCTACGACCACCCTTAGTCGTTTTACCGAACGCAGGGACATCAAATGCACCTGATGATGATGCGTCCATTGCCTCCGTAAATTCACCCTCTTTTGGTTCAAAATTGGGTATTTTAGAAATTGGTCGTTTTATAACATCTCCCTCTCCCCCAAACGCCAAACCTTCAAATGATCCCGATGAATCGGCACCTGTTTCTTTTACTTCTTTTTTCTTTTTTGTCATATCCACAACCCATAATTTTGGATTAATACCTTTACTAATTAAACCAGCAAGTCTTGTATTACCACCTAAAAGATCGTAATCTGTATCACTGAATTTAACCACCATTGGTATCTCTACCTTACCTTTTTTAAAGGCTTCATCAAATCTTTTCTTTTTTTCGTCCTCTAATGTGTCATAATCTAAATCCACATTATTCAATATATCTTTAATTGATTTAAAATTAGAAATTTCAAAATCTTTAGATGCTTTTTCTAACCACTTATCCTTACCCATCTTTTCAAATTCACGGTAACGAAGGGCTTCAGACCACTCATGTTCAAAATTTGGTTTAAGGTATTCCATTATTTAACCGATTTTAAAGCACTTTCCCAGAATGATTTTCTTTGCCATAGGGTTTTGAACAACTCAACCACCACTTTGGTTGATAAATCAACTATTTTATCGTCTATCTTCTTGGTACCTAACTCGTCTTGAATCATCTTCACAACAATCTTATGGGCTTGTGTTGTATCCATAAAAGATTTAATCTCTTTCTTTGTGATATTCTCAATCTCTCTCTTATCTTGATCTGTTAGTGCCATTTATTAGTTAGTTTTTCTCTCTTGTATTAATGGGTTCATTGCAGTTTCAAATGTTTCTTGAAACTTAGCTAATTTTTCTAATTCATTTGCGACGTCTTGTTCTAATTTTAACATATCAGCATTGATATATGCCCCCGAATCTTTTCCAGCAATAAAAACAAAACTAATATCTTGATCAGTTAATGTACCGTCCAATCTAATTTGATCTGGTGTCATTGTGATACCAGGATGAAAGTCAGCAATTTGTGAAACTTGTTGTTTAAAATTATCAATCAACTGAGATATTGCCGTTTTTTGACTATCTTGTAATGTTAAATCGGCTTGATCTGAAGAATTCATTTTAATTTCAACATCATTAACAACGATAATATCATTTTTTAGGTTTTCTTCTGCCTTATCCACCTCAGGTGATTGAAACTCAACCACCTCGTTGATTGTTTTATTTGATGTCTTAGATTCTGTTAAAGTTCTCATAGTCTTTAACATACCTTTCATTACGTCGTAATCATTTTTAGTTTTCTTTTGCATTGTTAAAAAAAAACCCCAAAGTTAAAGGAAGGGTTTATATCTGTATAAATACTTGAAAAATTGGATTTACATACTATTCCTCTGAAATTTGAAGCATTTTCCAAGTATCCGTGGGACGGTACTGATTGTTTAATTATTTTATGTTTATCACATAACTCATTACAAAGTTCAGAAAGTGATTTTATTTGGGTTTCAGAGTAAACGTCCCAAAAATAATAATTCCTCCAATTACGGATATGTGGTTCCCCCCTATAAGGGTCACCAATCCAATTATAAAGGACACCAGTGATGGTATCTTTGTTCAACCATCCTAAGTTCTCGACGGCTATTTTGATCTGTTTTTTATCTACTTGAGGATCGTCAAATGTATTGGAACTATGGTCGGTATCAAACAGTTGGTAAACTACACCTAATTTAGATATTACATAATGAGGAACATCTTCGTATTTTCCATTTAAACGATATTTGATTTTATTTAAAAAATCATCTAATCTTCTTTGGGTGTCGTATAGGAATATTTGTGTTTTTTTAGACTTTTTACGAGTAATATTTAAATTATCTAAAATTTCTACGTCTTGAACTAACATTTCTGGATATGATTTTTTCTCCTTGTGGTGGTACAATTATTTCTTCTTCAGACGTTGGTATTATTGTTTGGTTATTTTCCAAATCATAAATGACTTGGTTTGGGTTGGTATCATCAGATTCCCAATATAAAGTCTCTTCTTTAGAGTCTGTCGATTCTAAGGTTTGAATTTCCTCCTTTTGGGGAAATAAATCTTCTGTTGTTAACAAATCCGATTCCTCCGTTAATTCCTCCGATGTTAGAATTGGGGACTCTTCTAATTTTTTTTTTCATCATCTTGTTCGGATGATGTAGTTTCTTCGTTTTCGTAATGTAAACCTTCATTCCCATTCTGACCTATAATGTTCATTCTTTCGTCGTCTTCAGGAATTTCAATCTTAACGTCTATTTTTAATTCCTCAACTTCTTCCGGTGTTGCAAACGGTTCTGGAACAAAACCATCAAAATCATCTTCCGTATCTAAATTTCTTTCGTATTCATCTTGATTCATATTCATTATCTCTTCATCAGATAATGATGGTATATGATCTTTTTCTTGGAAAATATTCTCCGTATTTGGTTCTATAGTGGAAAAATTTCCTTGGATTTCTTCTTCTGTTGGTTCTTCTTGTAAAATTTTCTCCACTTCTTCTTCAGTAAAGAAAGGTTCTTCATCTTCTAAACCATCCATTAATGTTTTATCCCAATCAGATACTTCATCATCCAAATCTTCTTTAATCATTGGGTTATCCAATGGTTCATCGTAAAGACCTAACTCTTCATCATTTTTCATTATCTCACGTAATAGCTCTCCTCGTCTTTCATATTCATTCGCCGCTTTCTTTAATTCTTCATTTGGTTTAGGTGGATTTATTAAAACATCTTCCAATTTTTTTAAATCTTCTTCACTTAAATGTAATCTTATAGACTCATCAACAAAGTGTTTTAAATCTTCGGGATTTGATTCCAATTCTTTAATTGGTGGTGTTTCATTTTCTTTTAATCTATCTTCTTCTGTAAATTTAACTAACATATGAAGAAAGGATAATGAAATGATTGGTAACATACCTCCAGCAAAAAATGCTAAGAATCTTTTATTACCAACTAAGTCAGTCGGGTCTACCCCCATTAAATCTGTTAATGGCGATACTAAATCAACCCAATCTCTAAAAGACTGTCCATTGATATCAATATATGTGTATGCAAAAAATATATTACCTATAAACTGTATTAACGTTACAACCGCAAATGGGAAATAAACTTTCTTACCCATGTTTGCGGAAATGGCAGCCAATGCTGATAATGCTGCAATCTCAATTCCAATTGATAAATAAACTGCCCAACTTACGGGGTTAGATATACCATACCATTTTGTTACGTGTGAAATAGAAACAATAGCAACAGTAATGATTGGAATCAAAAATGCCGCAATGATTAATGCTTTAAAATTTTGGTTTAACCAATGTTTCATTTAGATTCTTGTTCTTTTTTTAAGTTTTCTTTAACAATAAAATGTAGTTCCATTAACTGTGGTCCTCTATCTTTTTGTGTAATCCAATTATCATAAAAACTGTGAATTGCTATTTTTTCGTTTTTATGTGCAGTTTTAAGACTATCAATTGTAAAGATGTTTTGTTTTTCAATTTTTTCTAATTTAGTCACTTTACTTGAATTACTACAAGACTTAAAAAAGAAGATGACTGTTAAAAAAATCAGTATCTGTAGTTTATATGTTTTTATTAATTCGATTAATTTTTTCATAATAATTTATTTTTATAAATAGTTTAATAGACCAAAACTCTCGTTTCTAAGCTTCTTAATGGCCTTATCACGTAATTGTCTAATACGTTCTTTTGTACAACCGTATTCCTCTCCCAAGTCTTCTAAGTTTGATTCAATACCCGTTAGACCATAATATCTCTCAATAATAACTCTTTCTCTTTCATCTAATACACTTAACATTGCTGAAACTTTTTTCTTTATTTCTTCAGGTGAGTTCATAATAGCGTCAGGTCTTTCCGCTTCTTTGTTTGGAATGATATCGATTAATTGATCTCCGTCTTCGTTAATTTCTCGATATAAACCAACACAATACGGTAAACCACTTGAAACAGGTTCTTCACTATTATTGATAAAGAAATTATCTTCTTGATTTAATTCTTCTTTTTTAGATTTCTGTGACTCTTGAACCAAATTTGATGGAAGACGTATTGTTCTTGCGTTTTCATTTAATGATGCCATTATTGATTGTCTAACCCACCACACAGCGTATGAAATAAATTTTAATCCACTTGTTGGATCGAATCTTTCCGCCGCCTTCATTAAACCAATATTACCTTCGGATATGATGTCCATAATATCCATCCCTTGATTTTGAAACATTTTTGCAACTGATATAACAAATCTTAAATTACCTACAACCAATTCATCGTATAAAAACTTCTTTTCATGTTTAGTTATGGTCTTATCATTAAGTCTATCAAAAATCACCTCCTGTCTTTCGTGTGATATAACGGGTATTTTACGAATGTCTTTTATATACTGTTGTATCTCCTCGGTGTTGTTTAAGATGGATTTTTTCATGTGGTTGGTGTTTAATTATGTATATATAAAAATAAGTAAAAAATATCACTTTTCAAAATTGTCTAAGAATTTTTTTTCCTCTTCGGTTAGACTTTCAATTCCATATAGATCAATTTTATCTAATACGTCGTCTAATTCTAATCTTTCTCGTTGTACCTCAGTATGTTTTTCGTATTCAACTTTAATCATTAATGGATCAGAAGTTGATGGTTTAAAAATAAAATCATTAATTGTTTCGGGTAAAAATACACTAACTATAGAAGTTTTTTCAATTAAAAAATAAAATTTAACGCTATCGTTTTTTGATAATAAATGTATTTCATCCGATAATACTCCGTGGTCTTCGTTAGAATCAAACATAACAATTATGTTTTGGTTATTTTCAATAACATATCTAACAGTCCAAATAAATGGTGATTTACCTAATATTTCTAAACAAAAAAATTCAATGTCTTGGTGGTCATCAAAAACACCATATATAAATAACAAATATGATCTCATAGTAGTTTATTTCTTACGATTTACGTTCCAATAAACACCTCCACCAATATATGGTACTAAAGTTCCATTTGTTCCGTCAGTACCTATTTTATTAGATACCCCTATACCAATTTTATATAGATGTTTTGCGTCTTTATCTTTAATGATAAATCCAAGCCCTATTAAATTGATTACATTTGGTTTATCTAATTTAGCGTCAATACCAAAATAATATAGATTTTTTCTTGCATCTCCCAAAAACATAGTGTCTCTTACTACTTTCTGTTTAATATCACTCTTAAATGAACGACCTAATATTCTGCCACTTGATATGGTATCAAATATTGTGACTGTTCCAACGTTGTTTGGTAATTTAAGAATATCTTTTTTAAACATTCTCATACCAATAGAATTTAAAATCGCATTAGTGTCTATTAAATTTGTTACCGTCATGGTATCATGAACCGCATATGGGACTTTTACTTCCACCGGTACCTCCACCTCAACGGGTACTTCAACACCAATTGTATCATGTACAGGAACTTCATATCCTACCGTATCACGTATTGTAATAGTTCTATGTGGCATAATATCTTTTGGGTTTACGAATTCCACAATAGCCACACCAATCAATAATACAATTATTATATTTCTAATGTCTAAGATGTGTTTCATATTTACTTAAGAAGATATAAAGAGGTCATTATTATTCCCGCAAAAGTCCCAACCTTATAAAAGAATGTTTTTCTTCGTTGTCCTTTTAATTCTTTAAATAAACTTTCAGATTTTTGTCTTTCTAATCCAAATTGTTCATCTTTTTTAGTGATGATTAATTCAAGATTACCGATTTTTTGTTCTTTTAATGAGTCCTTTTGTTTGTATAAACCAATTTGCTCATCCTTTAATGATACAACTTTATTTAATTCAACGACTTCAGCAACTGCACCGTCACCTTTCATAAGGTCTTTGATAACCAATTTAGCTACCGGTACTTTTAATGCCACAACAGTATCTACGTTAGTTTTTGTAACGGTCTGAGAAAAACTTTTCAAGGTCACTAAAGTTATAATTGTTAACAGAATCAATTTTTTCATGTGTTTGATTTTTAATAATAGTTATGTTTTTGGTAACGTTATTTACATTCGCATCGACTTTGTCGATTTCTTTGTCAATAGTAACCATTTGTTCGTTTAATTTAAGATTTTCAGTATGAACAGAATCTATTTCATTTTGGATTGAATCTATCTTATGGTTGTATCCCGCAACGTCGGTTCTTATACCATTTGTTGTAAAAATATTCCAAGCCGCCAAAACGATAATTATAACTAATAAAATGTTGGATTTATTTATCTTCATATTATATGTTTTATTATAAATATGAAGAAAGGGGGTTTTATCCCTTCTTTAAACTTATTTCTTCTTTTTACCCACGATTTCGTCGATGATACCATAGGATAGTGCCTCTTCGGCATTTAACCATAAATCACGACTTGCATCGTTTAAAACTTGTTCTGCTGATTTTCCACAATATCCTCCCAATAAATCAAATAAGATATTATTTACTTTTTCCCATTCTTGGAAGGTAATTCTAGCGTCTTGGATATTTCCACCTGCACCACCTGAAGATTGGTGTAACATAGTTTGAGAGAATCTTAAAGACCCTCTTTTACCTTTGGTACCAGCACCCAATAGGACTGAACCCATTGAAGCCGCCATACCTGTATTGATGGTTCTAATGTCGGATTTAATATAATCCATTACATCTACCATAGAAAGACCTGACTTAACGGATCCACCTGGACTGTCAATGTGCATTGTGATGTCATTACCGTCAATACTATCCAAGAACATTAATTGTGCTTGAACGATTGTTGACATATGATCGTCAACTCCACCCGCAACCCAAATGATACGTTCCATCATCAAACGTGAAAACACGTCCATAACGGTTACATTTAAGCTTCGTTCCTCTAAGATGTAAGGAGTTAAACTGTTTTCTACTTTTTGGTTATAATAGTCCAATTTCAACGAACTAATACCCTTGTCTTTTGCGTAAAGACCAAACTGTTGGTAATCTTTTGGTGTCATAAATTTAGTTTATAGGACAAATATAATTAAGATATTTGAACTTAAGAAATTTTTGTTGTAATAAAATCTATCGACGAAACATTCTCCTCTTTTTTAATCATAATGATGTTATCCGACCAATTACGTATTAAAGAATTGTGTGATATGACTAATATATGGTCAAAGTAGTTTTTAATCTTTTTAAAAAACTCACCAACCATTTCCAAGTTCTCGTCCGCAATCTTACCAAACACTTCATCCATTACAACTATATTGGGCTTAGGTAAAGATGATATCTTGGTCAATACACTACGAAGTGCCAACGAGGATATCGTTCTTTCGTAACCAGATCCCGCATTAAGAGGTTTAACAATTCGGGTCTCAGTATCTATCATAATAAATTCAACCTCGTTCTTATCGTTTATATTCATCTCTAAAATGAAGTGACAACTATCTACCAACAAACGATATAACTCCTGATTGATTAATGGAATCATATTTTTAAGAATAATCTTGGATATACCATTTTTACCATAAACAGTTAAATATATTTTAAACACAGCGGATAATTCTTCCTCAGATATAATCTTTTTAATCAACTCCTCATTAATACCAATCTTCTCACTCATATTTGTAATACTATTGATATGTTTTTCAATATTCATATTAGTTTGTCTAATATCTCCGTTTGCAGTTTCTATTTTAGTTTTAAGAGCAATTACTTCAGCATCAATTTTTTGATTCTCTTCAAGTTTCTTTTTATTACTTTCGTAATTGTCTAATCTTCTTTGTTTACCATCAATCTCCAATTGTTTTTGTTCAACCTCTAATTCATATCTTTCTTTACGAAGTTTATTTCTTTCGTAATTTTCAAATTCAGTTTTTAATTTATCAAACCCTTCTGATTGTTCCTTTAATAAATCAAACTGCTTTTGATTTAATTCTATTTCCTTAATGATGTCTTCAATTTCTTTTTTAATCTTATTGATTTCATCTGTGTGGTCGACCTCATCTAATGCTCTATTACAAGTTGGACAAACTGTTCCTTCTTCAAATTGTTTAATTAATTTCTCCCTATCCCCCTTTTCATATTTGTACGCAATATCAATTCCTTGTAAGTCCGCCATTTGTCCTCTCAATTCTTTATGTTGGTCTTCATGATAAAATTGTGATGGTTCAACAACATTTACACCGTCGGCGTTTGTTTGACTAACGTTTCTTTGTTTTGTTATTTCATCAACTTCTCTTTGTAATAAAATTGGATTGGTATTGATAAGTTCCTTATCTACGTCATTGTTTCTTTTTAAGAATACTTCGTCTCTTTTCTTTTCTAACTTTGTTAATTCTTTTTCAAACTTACCTAATTCTTTTGTTAATTTAACAATCTCACTTTCGGAATTGGTAATACTTTCTTTAAGTGTTTCATTATCAGATTCTAAACTAACTTTGTTATATGTATTGGATACTAATTTTTTAGACCAATCATTAAACATCTCTTTAGCAATTTCTTCTTTTGCTTTAAGACTTTCTAATCCCATGAACTTTGTTAATATCTGTCCACGAGCTGTTGGTTTAGATTCAATAAGTTCTTCTAAGTTATAACCTGTTGTTAATATAGTCGATAAGAAGTCTTCTTGTGTTCCAATTGCTGATGATATAAATGCTTCCGTCTCTCTTCTTTGTTCACCTGATAAGTTTACAATGGATCCATCTTCAGCTTTCTTAAAAAATTCTAAGTCATTCTTAACCGTGTATTCACCTGATTTACTCATCTTACGAGATGTCTTTCTCTCAATTACATAATCATCTCCATCAATTGTAATCTCACCACGAACACTTACATCATTCTTATCAGTAAATCTATTAAAGATTTCTCCGTTAGTTTTTGTTTTAGTTGTTGTGTTGAAGAATAAGAACATTAAAAGATCTACAGATGATGTAGACTTACCTCCGAAATTCTTTGGTGTGGATTCGATTACCGTAATACCGTCCAACCCAGTAAAATCAATAACGTTATTATCTCCGAATGATAGAAAATTAGAAAACTCCACTTTCCTAATATACCATTTATTATATCTAACTTTGTTTTCATTTAATTTATCTATTTGGGAATTTACTTTATTATCTAATCTTTCCATTAACTCCTCCTTAATGATTATTTCATTATCGGAAAGAAAATCCTTCATCAATTTCTTTTGGTATTGATGATCTAAGATGTTATCAGATGCTTCTAAAGACTCTAAACGTGTTTGATTAACATTAGTTAAAGTCTTAGTAATTACCTGAACGGTCTTCGCATTATACTTTTTCTCAAAATAGGATTTTACCCTTCTGATTTTCTCAGGGGTGAAATTTTCAGGTACATCTTCCCAAGTTACTTTTATAAATGGATTACTCATTAATTAAATTTATAAATATTATTTATCTCATTAAAATATTCTTGGGATAACTCGTCATTTTCTATTTTATTTTTAATTGCCGTTTTTGTAATATTAATAGCAATTTTTTTATTTTCATCATTAACCCAAAATGGATATGGTAATCTTTCAACATCTTTACTTTGTATATTTCTTGTATGATTGATTACTTTTTTTAATATTAAATTACATAAATCACTATTCAACCAACCAATTATAAAATATAATTCATCTTTATCTACATTATCATTTAATATACCAATTGGAGCTCCACTATCCAATACATAATTAATTGGTAGATATCTTGGATTTACCTTTGACCCTATTAATGACCATGTCAAACCTTCTTTATAAAAAAAAGGTTTTCCTCCAACTCCATTTAAATACCAATTACCATTTTTTTTGTATGTAATAACCGCCTTTCCCATATCTTTCCAATATATTACAAATGTTGGTTTAGCGTAAAGAACATCGCTTACCGCTTTATTAAAATAAAAATAATCTTCGTTTGGTATTTCAATTTCTAATGGTGTTTCTCTTGGTGTCATTAAGACATCTTCAATGGTATCTCCGTTTTTTTCTTTTTCTTTATATTTATTTTCTTTAGCTTCACTTAAAAAATTATGATTAGATTTAGATAGTTCGTCAATCAATGTTATTTTTCTTTGGTAATATGTAAATTCATACGGCTCAATAATTTTTCCATTAACAATTTTTCTTACAAAATATTCATTTTTACCTGTTGTCATTCCACTACTACATTTCATGTAATTAGATAATAATCGCCCATTAAAATATTTTATCAAATCTTCTTCTATTTCAAATGAAAAATTAGGTGTTTGTTTAATTGAATCTAAATTAATTTCTTTATCATCATATATTAGTTTAGATGTATTATTTTTTGTGACACTTACAACCACCATTCCATATGTTGTTTCTTCCGAGAAATAATTTAAATTTTTTAAGTTGACGGTATGTTGCAACATAACCTGTCTTAATCCTTTCATTGTGTTGATGGTTTTAAAAGTATCTGAACATATAAATGTTAACTTACCATTTTCACTCAACATTTCCAATGATTTTATCACAAAAAATGAATAGGTTTCTTTTTTTATTTTTAATCCATTAACCTTACCATATTCCTTATCTAATTTTTCATTATATAAAGGATTGATAGTACCACCAAATGGTGGATTACCATCTATAAAATCAAAAGTTATACCATCAAATTTAGTGATTAAAAAATCACCATGTTTTAAATTATGCTCAAATTCATCTAAATTATATTTTTTTTTGATGTTTTCAATACATTTTTCATATAGATTTTCATCGTATTCACATCCATAAATGTTATTTTTCAATATGGTTTTAATAGTATCAATTGAATTATCTTTATAAACATTTTTAATGAATATGTCGATTTGATTTAATATAAAAGAACCTTCTCCAAATGATGGTTCTAATACTTTACTATCTATAGTGTAATTATTTTTTTCAATTATTGATAAAGATAAATTGGGTGGAGTCATGAATTGCCCCATCTGTTGTTTATGTCCCCTATTTGTTTTTGCCTTTGTCATCTACTTTAATAAAATTTATCTATATTTTCGTTAATTAATGTTTTTTTAGTTTCCATTTGTTCTTTCTTTAATTCAATATGTTCTTGTACTTTGTCATTATATAAATGTAATACCTTATCAAAACCATCAAAACTCATTTCAGTATCAAAAAGAACATTCACATTTTTTTCAGTTCTCAATTTATGTAATTGATTTTTGTTTAACATCATTTGACCGGGGCCAGCATTATAACCAACATATTTTAATGGTTCTAAATTCATAATATATGGTACACTAGTACAATATACAGAAATTGGTCCGTCACAATCTTTTTCACGTAATGTACAATCGACTGTAAATACAAAATAATGGAAAGAACCGTTAATACAATTTTCTAATATTCTATTAAAGGCAGCTAAATTTGGATTACCACTTGCATCATTAAATGTGACTTTAGTATTTATTGGGAATTTATAAAACATTTCCATAGTATCTTTAACATATATTTCAGCATATATGTCACCAAAAGACCTTTTTTGTTCCTTACCAACTATCTTTATAACATATGAAATATTTTTATATGAAAATTCCATTTCATCTCCTGACGATTCTAAAATATCACAAACTTGACTATCAACACTATCAGCATTCGCATGTCCTTGTTCCTGCATTTTATGTGTTTTCTTACTGGTTTTTATCATTTCTTTATGATAATCAACAGTATCTGTTATTTTTTCAACAGCCAGTTTTATTATTTTTTTTGTATTATTTTCTAATGCGAAATTCATATGTGTTGATTTAATTAGACTTGTTTTCATAGGTCTCAATTATTGCATTTATTGCCCACACCGAACCAGCAGAAAACATTCCATCAAAAAACATATATATAAACCATGGTGCTTTAAAATAATGATTACTTAAACCACCTAATACAAGTGACATAAAAAATCCAACCCATGTTGATGTACATAATGTACATGATATTAAATCACCAAAAAAATTAGAATGTTTTTTTATCCAATCCCTTTGATTATTGAATATTTTTCCCCATACCAATATGGAAGTCATACCATATGCTGCTAGCGCGTAAAATATTAATATCATATTAAAAGTTTGTATCTAAAATGTAAATTCCGTTTATTAAGTTGTACACTTCAACATCTTCTCTTTTAAATGATCTCCATTCTTCAGGTTCACCAGTTGTAATCCATTTTGTTTGGAAATTCGCAACATGACATTTAGCGGGATTTGCAAATGTTTCAGGTCTAATTAAAATAACCTGAGAAAAATCTACATTAGTTCTAATGTAAATATTTTTATCCCATCCTTGGTTTTTTTCGGGATTCCAATATTTGGATTTCCTCCACCAAGGAATGTTTACGGTTTTAAAACCTAAACCGCTTTTGTTATTGAGACCCTTGTTTTCATCCGAGAAGAAATCACCAGTCCAATTTTTGGAATGTTCTATTTCTACCCCCCATGTTGGGTCTTCTTTGTACAATAAATCAATACCGTACTTATTTGGGTTTGCAATCATTTCGAGTTCTAATGTTTCCATTGAGAATTTAATTATTGCATTTCTTGATGAGGAATCATCGAAACCTCCCGTGTTGTAGACTCTTGGTCTACCTGTTGTTTTAACTGACATAATTTTCTTTTTTATACGTCGTTTATTTATCATTTCTGATTATAATAAAGTATAAATAAATTATCTCGTAAAAAAAAGTGAATTGCCGGATATTATCACTCGTCGTATAAACTTCCAAGATCTGAATTCTTCAAGTATCTACCCTTACCTAACCCACTTAAAGATTTAGTTATCTTTTCTAAATCCGTCTTTAATTTCTCATTTTCCTTCATCAATTTTTCTATCTCTTCGTTGTTGGTTATCTCTTTAATAACTTCCACAATTTTTTCAACAGGAACCTCTTTAATAACTTCTTTTGTAACGGTCTTAGTTTTACCCTTCTTTTCAACTACAACCTCTCTAATGACCTCTATTGGTACCTCTATTCTTACTTCCTTGATTACCTCTTTAATAACTTCAATAGGTACCTCTACAATTTTTTCAACTTCAACAATCACTTCTTTTATAACCTCTTTTGTGACTTCAACTATTTCTTTAGTTCTATTACCATTTGGTGTTTCACCATACTTTAACAAAGAAAACCCTCTATTGAAGGTTTCCTGTGCTAACTTATCTACATTATCTATTTTGTTTAATCCACAATATTGAATGAACTCACTATCCAAGATTAACGTGCTCTTCGGTTTCATTTTCTATGTCTTTGATATCGTTTATTCTAAAGTGTAGGAACGGTTGTTCGTTTTCTAAATCGTGAAATTCATATTCATTAGATTCTACATCATATACTCCATACCCATGATGTTTAACTGTCTCTCCAAAGTTTTGTTGTATTAAACTTCCAACCATAATTGCATGACCTCCGTTAGGTAATGTGAATTGCTGTCTCTTGTGAATATCACCACATAACAATAAATCCAAATCAACAAAGTTTAATTGGTCATACGCATCTTCAAACTCATAACCTAAGTCTGTCGATAATCCCATAATAGGTCCGTGAAATAATCCAATAGTTAATTTAGTTTCATCTTTTGTAAATTCAGGACGTGCGTTATGTTGATATAACGAATAAACAACCCATTGAATGTTTTCATCGATATAATCACCACTATCTTTGTAGTAAACAATAGTTGGGTCGTCTAATAATTGAACAACCGGCGTAATACTATCCATACGTTGGGTATTGTTTTCCAAGAAATCATGATTGCCAGGAATAATAACAACTTTACCATAAAGAGTTAATTCTCTCAAGAACCAACTTGTTAAAAGTAATTGTTCATTTGAGATATTGATTTTTTGATGTGCAACATCACCTGCGATAATAATTCTAATTTCGTCGTGCGATATATTTTCATTTTCCCATTCTAAAGATTTGTTACTAATTTCTTCTAATAGGTTTTCAAATTGTTCCCTATATAAATCGTGCATTTGAATTGTACGAATGTGTAAATCGGCAATGTGTATTATTTTTTTGACCATCTTGAAATATATTTTGATAAATCCATTTGTAGGATTGCGTTGTTAATTTGATGTGGAACTTTATATTCGGTAAATGTTGCATCGTCTTTTAATAAGACGACGACATTACCCAATAATTTAGTGTCGTCATATTTTGTTCCTTCCAACATCTTACGCAACAATCGACCATATAATGGTAATTGTAAATAATAATGACCTAAGGCATTATCATGGTAATTGTTGAATGGTGGATATAATCTACCTGTATAATGATGTACCTCAAAGTTCTTTGGTTGATTTGTTTTCCAATCTGTAATGACGAATCCAAATCCATCTTTCTCTTTGTTTTGCATCAACCATACTTTATCTGGTTGTCCTGTGTATTGTTCAGTAGGATCACCTAATACAATTTCAGTATCTAATAATACACCACCTCGTTCTAACATTAAATCAAGAAATTGTTTTCCCGCAATAATCATGTTATCACTTTTACGTTGTTGTTCTTCGTTGATTGTGAATATAGGTTCTCTAACTGATTTGTAATTATCAAAACGACCAATTAATTCACTCTCTAATTCAAAGTGAACACGACTACCCATATTAGTTGATAAGTCGCCAGCTTGTTTCCATTCAGCGAGTAATTCTGCCTGTCCTTCAGGATCACCTTTGGACATCTTAAGTGCCATACCTTCAGCATCAAATGGTTTATGAAATTTCTTAACAATTTTTGATACTGATGGGAAGTTCTTTTTAATTTCACCATCAACATCTTTCATATAATAAATGTGTTCTTCTTCTATGAATGTTAATTCTAATTCTTTTCTTCTTTTTTCTAATAAATCATTTATCTCTAATGAGATGTCTTTTAAATTCATTCTAATCTATTTGTTTCATTTTATATTCACTTATGTTCCCTTGTAAATCGGCAATATCTTTGTCTCCCTCTAATTTTATACTCCACACTTTTCCCATTAATTTACCGCAGTTTAATCTGTGGTATAATCTTTCTTGGTCGTCATACGCATCGGGATCTAACACTATAACTATTTTTTTGGCATTATTGTAGAGTTTCATAAATAAATGTTCGCTAATAAATTTTCCTAACATTGGAATTGCGTTAGGAATAAAAATACTATCGAAAGCCCCTTCTACTATGTAGATTGGTTCGTCCCAATTAATTAAATGTTCATTAAAAATAATTGTTTCCTTTTGTGCTTCAGGATTCATATATTTTCTCTTTGTCTTCTGTAAATAAGAACGGGCGATAAAATAATTCAATCTTTTATTTTCATCATAAGATGGAATTATAATTCTACTTTCGTATGGTCCACTATAACAAAATCCAATATTATATATCTGCAACATTAAATCTGTTATGTGTCTATTTTTAATATAATTGTATGCCTGCTTGTATTGTGGGGTCATCTTAAGTCCCATGCTAGCATCTTTAAATAAAATAAATTCTTTTGGTAATTTTACAGGTTTATATGTTCTTGCAGCTATCTCCTCATCATCTTCAGGTTTTAGTAAAAGATATTTCTTTAATTGTTTTGGATTGCCAAACTTCTTAATTAACTTATAGATCGATCCGTGGGTATTATGTGTCTCAGCACATACCCAACATTTATAGACACCATATTTGTAATTGATTTCAAGGTTTCCTTTACCGTCTCCTTTATCTAATCCTTTAATTTCATGTGAACACACAGGACAATCAAATGATACTTGATATCTATAATCATTATGATTCTTATAGTCACCAAATATATCTTCTAAAATGTCAAATACGGCAGAATAATCTACTTCTTGGGTGTTCATGATTATAATATAATAAAAAAGTATGATAAAAAAAAATGGGAGCCGGACACCACGCCGACTCCCTCCAACCAAACGAGTCTTTTAACTCTCGTCCCGTCCTAATATAAATATATCTTTTACATCTCGTAAAGTAAAACTTTAGTTGCCGAATATTTTAAGATGTTTGTTTGTTCATGTTAACATAACCAATAACACAACATGCGGCATCTGCCATATCATAATTTTCTTTTTTAAGATTACCCGTTTTACCGTATAACCAATTGATATCAGGACATACACTATTAACGTGTTCCCAAATAACGTGTTTCTTATCAATATCTCTTGGGTATCCACCAAATAAAACATTACGTCCTTTATCATTTGGACCAACCAAATCAGGGAATGCAAATTTTCTTGAGTTATACGTTGAAATGAATGTTGGTAACACTCCTAACACATCATAACAGTTCTTAAGTATCAATGTATTATAACGTAATAATGTTCCTATAGTATAGATGTTATTTGACTGCAACAATGGTTCTTCAATGATAACACGAAGAATTCCCATGTCTTTATAACTTTCCAAATGTTTTTTAAATGCATCTGCCTTTTTAATTAACTCCTCAATCTTATCTTCAGGTTGTGGTTTAATTTTTGGTGAAAAATGTGTTAGTTCTAATAATTTAGAACCTGTCATATCAAACAATGCAAACCCAATAGTTTTAGTGGAAATATCCAATCCTAAAATCTTTGGTTTGTTTTTGAAATTAATATCTATACTCATAGAGTAAAAATTAACTCAAATTGTCTGAATAGTAAAGAGTTAGAAATCTAATTTAATAGCAAATACTTGTGTTCCGGCTCTTTTTACCGGTGTTGGTGTTTTAGCAACAACTAACGGTTCTTTATTACCATCTAACAACGCAACTTCAGTAATATATGTTGGAGGTAATGTTCCTGTTTTTGGATAAGTTGGATTTTGTGAATATCCACCATTACTGTTTGGTGTGTCTCCAAACGTTCCCGTGGGTAAATTAATTATCATATTCATTTCTTCAATATCTGTTGCCCTAACCAATCTAACACTACCGGGGAACGGTTGTTCATCTCCAAATTGTGGTAAAGTTGATCCTGTATAACTTAAATAATCTGTTGAGATTGGTGTTAAATGTGTTTCTAAATCAAAATTAGACGCTGATGAATAACCTGAATATGAAATAACAAATGAAACATCTTTTAAACTTGATGGATTTATATAACCGTTCGTAAATCCTGTTACTTGTGATGTGATGTCAATTTTTTTCCAATTATCTGAAGTTGGGGTGTTTCCTGTTTGTACTAATGCATAAAATTTATTAGCAAGAAATCCATCAGTTAAATCTGATGTTGAAATAATCATGTTTGAAAAAGTATTACCCGTATTAAATTTCATCGTTATTTGTGAAGGTGTACCGTTACTTGTAATTTTATTATAGTAATTACATGGTAGTGAATTTAAAGTATTACCACTTGTATTTTCAAACATGTAAGTAACCCATGCGGTAACTCCTGTTGTTGATAACATTGAGTTACTAATATTACCATCAATTGGTAATAAACCTAATTTAGGTGAAGGTAAAGTATATCTTCTATTTGATCTATAATCTAAAATTGCAACCAATTCCTGATCATCAAAAACAATGATTTTATTGTTCACAAAAACTTTTCCAACTTTATATCCTTGTTCATCTAATAGATATCTAAATTTAAGTTGGTGTCTTGAATTAATTGTTGATTTAACATAATAATCTGTTTTATCCATCGTAAATAGAGCACCTAAGGTATTACCTGTATTTCTATGATAGTAAATAAACGGAACATAAACTTCAAAATAATCATTGTCACTTTTATTATAGTCTCTATCCGAACTATCTAAATCTCCAAATAATGAAATACTTGTTCCTGTTGTTCCTGTTAATGAACTTATGTAATCATCGTACTTAAAAAATCTTTCGGGATCAATTAAAATATCACCTAATTCTGAGTAATGTAAAATTGCCACACATCTTTGTTCTGATGGTAAAACTTGAATTAATTCATGTGTTGATCCTGATGAAAATGAATTGGCAAAAGATGTTCCAGTTATTGTACCTCCCGTAAAATTATTAAAAGTTTGTCCTGTTTTTGTATATCCTAAATAATTTTTAATTGAAACATATTTATTGCTTTCATAACCTGACAATTCTTCATCTCCAGAGTTCCAACCAATTGGTTTATCTGACCAAATGGTATTTAATGTCCATGAGTTTAATTGTGCTGTATAATCAATTGGTTCAATTAAATTAGTTGATAGTGCCTCAATCAAACATTTATTACAAACAACTTGTGCATTACCTGTTAAACCTGAACTAGTTAAGTTTGGTAAATTACGATCCAATACAATTGTATTTCCTGTTATACCACTAATTTTATAAATTAAACTATTTGTTTTACCTGTTATTGTTGTTCCCGAAAAACTATCAAATACCAATGTAACATATTCACAACCATTAAATGTGGTTCCTGTTGGTACAACTAAACTAGTTGTTCCGCTTATTTTAGAATAAGCAATTTGTTGTGTTTTGGTTTTAATTGTTGGTGTACTTGAATATTTTGAAACAAATCCAGCAGGACCCATTTCATTTCTTAATGTAACTGTTTTATTATTTGATATTGGTGTTCCGTAAGTTGTTGAAATTGTACTATCCAACCCAAAAGGATATTTTACTCCTGATTCATAATCAAATGGTGCAAATACTTTTTGTTGTCCTGTAGTTCCCGTTAAACTATTAAAAGGTGTTGTATAATCATATTCGGAATCTCCAATTTGGAAATATTGGATATTAAAATTACCATTAGCTATTGCCTTTCTACCTCTATTGGTTATTCTTGCTGACAAGAACTCCGAATTATTACTATTTAAAAAACTCATATGTTATAAATATCTTTCTTTAATTTTATTGTTAAGATGTACATGTTCCATTATTTGTCAAATCAGCTCCTCCTGTGGAAACACTTCCTCGTTCAGCACAGAATGTCATGTCTCTATTAGGTCCTAATGAACCCGTTTGTGTATTACCATCACAATCGTCATATGAATAATATGTATCATAATTATGGTCTGTATTTAACATGGTATAACTATCACACACTACTGTGGATCCACCAGATGTACAACTACTACAATCATTATTTGTATACTTAGTACCCACCATACTTATAATTCCAGTATGAGCTTGTGATTGCCAATATCCTTCATATTTTGTATCTCTATATGAGTTTGCATACAATACTCTTCTACAAACACCATTATTGTCTTTTATTATATCACCTTCGTTTAATTTTACTGTTGACCAAATCGGATCGTCACTTAATTCATACCCACTACCACATTTTTGAGCGGTGTTGGCATAATATAATGGAGTACAACTTGGACAATCCAATGAATAATGACCCTCTACTGCTTGAACTCCTATTGGTAAGTTTTTATATGTTACAGGATCTGTAAGTGGTAATAATGGAACTTGTACTGTTTGACCTGTAAATACTCCATAATAACTTGTAATAGTTGCACAATATCCATCATCAATAACATCACCACTTGAGTTATATGTTACCATTGAATATGTTAATCCTGTCTGTAATGACGATAATTTAGGTAACCCTGTTATATTGTTCGGCGCATATGGTGTTGCATCATATGTGTAAGGGAATATACTATAAACTAAAATATTACTTGTTGGGTCATCACATCTTGTTGCACCATAAACATACCAATTAAATGTTAATCCAGTAAATGGTGGTTGACAAGTATTACAAGGATTATCACCAGGTTCAGGAGTTAACCCGTCTAAACTAATTAAAGAAATCGATACAGGTAAATATTGTTCTTCTATCCATACTACCGATAAACATTGATCTCCGATTGTAAAAACAGTACCTTCCGGTATATGTGGATTAGATTTTAAACTTTTACCAAATACAGTATATGTGTATCCACTTGCAAAACCACAAGGATCGTTGTAATCAGTGTAATATGATGTATGTGCTGGATCTTCTAAAAAATTAGTTATATATGAAGAACATAAACCTGTAATTCGTATAATACCAAATCCTGTATTTGTTATTTGTTGCGTTGTGTAACCCATATATTGGCAATCACCTAACCTATAGTAATAATATAAATTAGTATCAACAACTTCTTGTGTAGGTGTTGGAGTTGGTGTAATAGTTGGTGTTGGTGTAGGTGTTAATGTAGGTGTCGCCGTTGGTGTCGCCGTTGGTGTATTAGTTGGTACCGGTGTTGGAGTTAATGTAGGTGTTGCAGTTGGTGTAGCTGTAGGTACTGGTGTATTAGTTGGTACCGGTGTTGGGGTTGGGGTAGGTGTTGGGATACCGCTAATTGGTATCATTCTACTAATTACACAAGGATCATTATAACTTGATGTTGTTAATACTCTAATATATGTGTGCGTGTATAACGTTAATCCCGTTATAAATGTTACTAATCCTGATAATGATGGATACGAACCGCTCTCAAAAAGTGGTGAAAATTTTGTATCTGTCCATAGAATATTATTGTAACCCGAAATTGGTGTAGGGTCACATGTTTGTTCTGTTGATCCAGAGCAAGCATATAAACTAACTTTTTCAATTGAGTTACCTTTTTTTCCGATGTTTACATTTGCACTAAAATATTCTGGCATATTCTATAAATAGTATTATGTATAAATTAAACAAAAAACCCCTTAAAATAAAGGGGTTTTAATATTGTTATAAGTTTTTTATTAATTACATTCGCAATTATTGGTTGTAAATGAAATCATTGGCATTGCTAGTGGGTATAATGTCCCTACTGATGCATATGTTATAGCAGTAGGTCCACTATCTAATAATGAACAGGTTGTTCCATTAACTAAACCTTTACTACCATATGTGTTACTATATAGTATATATTTATAACGTTCTGATGGGTCTGACCAACCACATAATTCATAAACATAGTACGTTGATACCGGTGTTGCTGTTGGGGTTGGTGTTGGTGTTGGTTGTATGACCAACCAAGTTGTTGTAACTCCTGTGCAAGAACTTGGGCTTGTACTTGCTATTGTTCCACCTGTTATTGCATCATTAACACCATTAATTGTGTGTCCAGTTGTTAATTGTAATTTAGTTATACCTGTTGCAAGTTCACTAACAACATTTGAAGATGTTTTTCCTGAAATATTAAATACAGTAGATGCAGTTGTTCCCGATGTTGCTGATGTTAATGTAAATGTTACGTTCATATATTTTGTTTCTTTTTATAAATATCTTATTATTTTGTTTTATTCAGGTACTAGTCCACCTCCTCCACCTCCTTCAGTTGTTGGTGTTGGTGTAAATGTTGGTTCTAATGTTGGGGTTGGAGTTGGTGTAGTGTATATTATATTCATTACATATGACATGTCAGCACATGGTGATCCACATCCACAGAAAACGGTTTTAGATGCGGAGGTATCATTTTCATTAAATGGTATTGTTATAGTTGAATAATCACTTAAAATAACAACAACATATCCCATTATTATTCTTGCACTTGTGAAATTAACCTCATATGTTCTATAATACTCATAGTCATTAGGTCCGTAACCAGGTCCACATGGTTGTTGTCCACCATCTGTAGATCCAAAACTTAAAACACCGTCCGGTAATGGTGTTGGTGTTGGTGTATTAGTCGGTACAGGTGTTGCTGTTGGTTCCGGTGTTGGTGTATTAGTTGGTACAGGTGTATTAGTTGGTACAGGTGTTGGTGTTGGTGTAGGACAAGATAAACAAGCACTCATTACTTCAACAACATTAGAACCATAAGTTAATGATATTTGTACCACATTACCTTCAAAGTTCATATAATAGAAACCTGATGATTGGTATGCGAATGTATTACCTGTGAAATATTGACTACCACAAAATGTCGTTCCGTCTCCCGTTACAAAACCACTACTACCCGCCCCATAAGGACATACACTACTTATTGTAGATCCATAATATATTTGTCCTGAAAAAGGAACCGGCGTTGGTGTAGGTGTTGGTACAGGTGTACTAGTTGGTATCGGTGTTGCCGTTGGTACCGGTGTTGGTGTATTGGTTGGTAATGGTGTTGGAGTCGGTGGTTCACCTAAACAAGTTGAACAATCTTCAAATGTTGCAATTATAGGATTATTGTTTGGTGTATTAGTTGGTGTTATATAATCAAAACATCTATTAGATTCTCCACCAAGAGATGAATATGCGTAAACAATACCTGGATTATCTCCTAAATTTGTTTCTGAATAGAAATTCCCAACGATGTTACCTCCACAAAGTAAACCTTCGTAATAATACCTAACAATTGTTGGTGTTGGGGTTGGTGTTGGTGTATTAGTTGGTACCGGTGTTGGGGTTGGGGTAGGACAAGTTCCACATCCAACATCTGTTGTTTGTGCAAAATTATTACCTAAAGTATGTTGTACGTTTCTAACGTTGCCGTTATAAACTACGTAGTAATTATTTGTTGGTATAGTTACCCAAGAACTACTTGTTAATGTTCCTAATGTACAGAAATCGGTTGTATTCCCTAACATTGAAAAACTATCCCATGGACTATAGCAAGCATCCCCTACACTAGGTCCACCATAAGAAACTATATCATAAAATGGCGTTGGTGTTGGAGTTGGGGTTAATGTTGGTGTACTAGTCGGTCCTGGTGTTGCTGTTGGTGTGGGGGTACTAGTTGGGGTATTAGTGGGTTCCGGTGTTGGTGTTAATGTTGGGGTAGGTGTTGGGGTTGAAGTTGTAATGTTAACGTTTACGTCAAAGTTACAATCCGGCGTTGGTGTAGGTGTAACAGTTGGAGTTGGTGTAGGTGTTGGTGTACTAGTAATAATATCTATATCTACGTCAAAATTACAATTTGGTGTTGGTGTAGGTGTTGGTGTTGAAGTTGGGGTAGGTGTAGGTGTGCTAGTTATAATATCTATATCTACATCAAAATTACAATCCGGTGTAGGTGTAGGTGTAACAGTTGGAGTTGGTGTAGGTGTTGGTGTACTAGTTATTATTTCTATATTAACATCAAAATTACAATTTGGCGTTGGTGTAGGTGTTGGTGTTGGAGTACTAGTTACTATTTCTGTGTCAACATTAAAATTACAATTCGGCGTTGGTGTTGGAGTTGGGGTTAATGTTGGTGTACTAGTCGGTCCTGGTGTTGGTGTAACAGTTGGTGTTGCTGTCGGTGTTGCAGTTGGTGTTGCAGTTGGTGTCGCAGTTGGTTCCGGTGTTGGTGTTGCTGTTGGATTTGGTGTTGGTGTAACAGTTGGTGTTGGAGTTGGTGTAGGTGTTGCCATTTGATATATGGCAGACCCTTGTCCCAATGAACAATCGTAAGTATCTGTAAATGCACTTGCAATTAAATCAACGTATATATCAGTTGCACAATCATTAGGACCATACTTATATGATGTTAACTTAATTTTTTCTTCTCCATTATTATCAATAAAAATTTTACCTGTTAATAATTTTTTTCTAATTTTTGGTGTGGCTTTTTCACCTGGAGCGTTAAGAAATGGATCATATGAACTTATATAACCTAAATTGTCAACCGTAAGACCAGAATAAGGACAATTGGTACAATTATTTATATATTCAATAGTGTTTAAAATGGCCGTTTGCCATAGTTCTTCTATTTTATCATAATTAGGATTAATAGTATTTTTAGTACCACTAGTCATTGCATAAGCATTTCCACTACCATCAGGTTCATATAATTTAGCACTATTTGTGGTGTTTGTTATACCTGATAATAAAACATATGTTAATCCAGTAATGCTTGTAATTGATGTTGTATTACCGGTTGTTCCTGAATATGTGACCCCATCTATTTCAAAAGTTGGAAATATATAGATTCGACCATCGTATTTATATTCTCCGATTGAATTAACCTCGCTGAATATATCGTTATCATATTCATCAACGATATCCATAAAATATCTATCATATCCATTTTTCGCTGGATATAAATTATCAATTATCTCAATTGGTTGACATCCGTATTTATATTGATACTTTGGTCTACCAAAAATATTATTACTAATTAAATTACCACCTGTCCATAATGTTGTTGACGGAATAATTTGATCAATTACACTTGTCCAATATGGACTCATTTTCTCAATAAATAAATTAATGTCAGGGAAAGTATATGGAACAAATTCTGTACGTGAAATATAATCTTGGTATATGTCTTCTAATGTAATATAATTCTTTTTATATTTTATTAAATTAGAATTTTTAATTTGTTGGTGTATCATTAAATCAACATATTCAGCGAAAGTAACACCCGTTTGTGGTTCTAAGCTATTTGTACCGAATGTTGTTGGTAAATCTCTAGATCTACGATAAATGTCATAATCAACTGCTTGTGCTGACGACAAATAAACTTCAATATTTTTTCTGTTTAAAATTAAATGAGATTCATCACCAATTAATTCTGTTTGATTATTATCAATAACCGTTTCTAATCCGTAACCAGTATCTAATCCGGGTAATGTTCTATATACATTAAAATAATCTTCACCATATGTACGTGGACTGTCTTTAGTAATAATAGTTTTTGTTCTACCTGTTAACACAAACTCACCATTTATAGTGGTTCCATTAGATAAATCTTTATCTAAAACTAATGGTGATTTATGAGTAGCAGTATTATCGTACCAACCCGATCCTTTTTGAAAAAATAAATCAGTAGAACCTGTTATAGATTTTGGTTGTAATGTAATTAAATTAACAGGATAACCATCCATATTTAAGGATGTATAACCAGTTGTTGATTTTATGTAGTATGAATATCCCGAATATACCACTTTATCTATTGTTCCTCCGGTTGGTAAAAATACCGCAGTTTTTATAATGTTTTTACCCGTTGTTGCCTTATATACGTCCAACTCAAGATCAAATGATTTAGGATATGACGTTACTTTATAAACGTATTGATTAATTTTAATCATTGGTTCAGGAGCCCCCAAGAATCTTAGGAAAAATTCTAATGATTGTCTTGTACCTTTTGATTTATAAATGTACGCTAAGTTTACTAATAATCTTCTATAAAATTCAAACTCAGCATCCAATAAAGATGTACCCGATACTAAACCTGAATATTGTTGTGATGTTTTAGTGTATAGTAATTCATCTAAACCTTTTTCATCAATTAAATTAACCGTATCTAAACCTAAAGTGTTCGCTAAGTTTTTTAATAACACATCAGGTACGTTATTGATTCCATCATAACTTACATTTCTCATGTAAGCAATGTTGTCAATATATTTTTTTACGTTATCAAATGATTGACCGTAAAGTTGAAATATTGATTCCGCCTTTTTATTTGGAGAATCAAATTCAAACAATTGTGGTGACGTTAAAAATCTTAGAAATAAATTAGATTTATAATCGTCAATCTCATCTGAAATATTTCTTAATTTTCTTAAATAATCTTCATACTCTAATCCTGTTATTTTAATATTCCAACTATCTTTTTCAGATAAAGGCCACGTATAGTTTACCGATACTAATTCCGTTTTTGTTTGATCAAAGCTATCTCTAGGAACCTTAAAACTTGCTGTGTATATTGGTGAAGTTTCTCTATTTAAAAGACTTTCCTCTAAATCATCTAAACCTTTAAAAAACTCCTCAACTATACCATCATTTGGTCTAATTAAAATATCTTCAGTATATTCAGTTGAAGTTCCAAATGGTTTTCCTTTTACTTTTAATTTAATTACATTTTTACTATTTGGTTCAGTATATGATGTTATAACGTATGTTTTACCACTAACAGTAATGACATATTTTTTAAATGAATTATAAAAATCTCTTATTGGATTATATGAAGATTTATTGTCCTTACTTTTTGGTGTTGTTGTTATAACCGAAAATGGATTATACAACATACTATATTCAATATCAAATTGAGTGGTATTGTTTTGGATATTATAAGTTATATTTGTTGCGGTTAATCCACTAGCACTAATTAAACTCGCTGAGTCAATTAAAATACCCGCTGGAAAATTACGAACAATATTTTGTGTTGCAACACCTAATCTACTTTTTAAAGATCCGAATAAAGATTTACCTGCATCACTTTTAGAACCTTTAAATTTAATTTCCTTTTTTCTTTTAGCGATCTCATCTGTAGATAAAGTATCTGTTTCAATTTTTAGATCATCTAAAGTTAAAAAGTTTGAAAATGGATTTGTTTTAAAATTCTTTGTGTCTCTTTGTATTACCTCACTATCTAATGCAAAGTTCGTATTAGTCAATTGACCGGTACCTGTGGTAATCTGATTACCTACTAGATTGTCGCTGAATGTATCAGCACCACTTGCAGCTTGACTTGGAACTTTATATTTTGCCATTAGATATTTGTAATTGTATCAAAGTTTAAAGTTTCATCAATATCGGTACGTTTTTCTCTAACCTCATAAAGAGTTTCGTTAAAGTCGTCCTTAATCTCAAATAAGTTATATTGTCTGTATATGTTATTATCTTTATCGTAGATTGTGTAAATACCCGGAGTAACCGCCTTAGTTTGATTACCGTAAAGAGCATTTGCAAGTGTTGAAGCGTCATGTTCAACCATATCAATTTCAATTGTTGTTGGATTGAAATATGTATTTGATAAGATTATCTTTTGACCTGGACTTCCAATAAAAGGAACCGTATTCGGTTTGTTTGATGGTGCCGATGAAGGTGTTACCGTCAAAAACATGAAGTTTGTTGCACCTTCACTATATTGATATCTTACTGATTTTTGTGTTGTTGTGTTTAAGTTTGCAGTTACAGGTGTACAATAGAAAGAAGATGTTACTATCTTATAAAAGTTAGGTAATTTCTTATTATCGTTTGGATTGATATATTCAATTCTATAACCAACTAAACCTTGTGGGGTAAACTTGTTTCTATCCGCAGATGGAACATTTGATAAATCTATTACAACTCCTCTAACCGAAGGTAGGGACGCTAAGATTCCACAATCCATAACAGTTGTTCTTATTTGTTTTGGTCTAATATAAAGTGTATAAATTCCTAATTCTGTGAAATCTGCCGCATTTATTTTTAAATTATAAAGTCCACCTAATATTTCAGTACCAACGGCCGCCGTGTCACTGGTTGTTGTTCCTGTATGAAAAATAGGGGTTAAAACCTGATTTGCTGTTAATTTTTTTAACGTAACCGCTGTCGTAGCCACTCTATCCGCCATATAATGATATAGAATTTCTACATCATCTGGTGATACATCTGCTGGTCTAACTATTCCGTATGATCCTATTGCCATAAACTTTTATTATAAATATAATTTTTATTGTTTTCTCACCTTAAAATATCCATTTCCATAAACTTCTAACTCACTCATATTATCAATCTCCCCTAATCTTAGATTTGGTTCCATCACTCCTTGTCGTCCTCTTTCAACAAAAATGTCAGAATAAACAGTTGGGTCATCAATAAATCCGATGAAATGTTCGTTTCTTGTTAACATATGATTTATCACATACTCCGTAGCATATTGAGTAGTGTTTCCACTTGTTGTTAGATACGGTACTGTGTTAATCGTATTTCCTGATATTTCATATGTATAACCGCTAGTTGGTCCAAATCTATAGTTTGATACACTACCCGTGATCATCGTGTACCCATCCGCTAAATCCATATAATATAAACTTCCACTGTCATTAGGTAAAGTGTACCCCGAGTATAATGAACCTGAAAATGAACCCGTTGTGTAAGATGATGTACTTACGGTACTTTCACCGTATTTTCTTAATTCACCTATTTTACTAATACCTATTGCCATAAATTTAAATGACTTTGATGGTGTTGCGGTATAACCTGTATTAGAATATTCGTAATCGTTTAGATAATTTAAAAAAGACCCACTTGGTGTTGTGAAACCAGTACATGTACCTAATATATTAACATTATCGGTGATTGAACCTGTATTAAATAATGTTATCGTTTTTGTCATTTTTTGTTTTGACCATGGTGAGTTTAAATAAACCGAAACATCAAAACTACTAATTCTTGATCCTGTATATGTCTCTACATATAAACCTGTATTTGACGATGTATATGGTGTGTAATTAAATGACGCCGTTGGTAAATTAGTATATAAAGTCCCTTTATTAATTTGTAGTGATCCAGTAATTATTGATCCAGTTAAATTTTGTTTAACACCCCAATCAACCGTAAAATCTTGATCAACTATTTTTCTTAATTTATCGGGGTTTGTCGTCCCGTAAATTGTTACAACTGATCCCGATACTTTATATGTGAAATTTACTAATTGTTCTACTTGTTCCATATTACCATCAAAAGAAGACATCACACCCATTTCATCGGCGTTTGCTTCAAGTACAATTGGAATTACTTGATCATAACCTAATGGTCCTACATATGGACCCCACGAATTACCATTCCATTTATAATATTTTCCTTGTTCATTATTAATTGCTCTTTGTTCTATAGGTTCCCAAAAAGAACTGGTTGTAGATGGTATGTTATTAATATTTGATCCTGTTAAAGAATTATACGTACTACCACTGTGAAATAAAACAATATCTTCATCATACGTTATACCCGTGTACCATCTAATATCACGTACTAAACTACCTGTTTCGGGTATCATACCCGAACCACTATTCCATGGTACCCAAGCATTTGTAAAATCAAACCAATATTGTCCCGTTAATGAATGTAAATTCACATCAGGTATTTGTCTTTTTAATAATGTATATTCGTTTCTTTTCATTTTTAAATTATTGTTCCTCCTCCTTTTTCAAAAAATTCAACATCGGTTGTATGTCCCGTAGTACTTTTTCCAACCACACTACCCGCCGTAGTTCCACTATATTTATATACTTGATATGTTCTTTCGTAATGATCAAAATCTACTTGATAGTACATATCTTTTTCTTCCGTAATAACATGTGACGTACTGAAAGCTTGATTTGTAAAATCTACAATACTACCGTCTTTACCATTAAAAAATTTACCTGTCATAAAAAATGTATTTTTTCCGTGATAAAAATTTCTATAATATGTTATTTGATTTGAAATTGTAAATGTTTGTCCCACCCATCCAACTAATGTTGTTCCACTCGTTGGTATGTTTACTTGTGTTATGTTATTGTTCTCATTAGTAAATAAAATAGTTTGTATTGTTGATCCCGTTCCAAATACATATTTATCCAATGTTGTTGTTCCACTTAAGTTTGTATCTGTTAATGTACTTTCATCATCAAACCAAAACAAATACATATTTTCTTTATTTCTATAATTTGATCCCGTAAAAACAGGTACATGAATATAATAACCTGAATTTTTGGTAGTATAGAAAAACTTTTCACCTAACGGTAAAGAAAGATTTCTACTATTAACAAGTCTCCTATTTTGTCTTGTTGGTGGTTCACATGTTAATGTTGTTCCCGTATTTGAAATTACTCCCGGTGTTTTAAAAAATTCTAATCTGAAAAAACTTTCCGTAGATTGTTTTAACATTAATTCATTTTCTCTTGTTGTGATTCCAATTGGGTTATAATCTAAAACATAATTTGTTGTATTTCCACTTGTTCTAAAATAAAATTTAAACCATATGTCAGATTGTAATAAACCTAAACTACTAGTATATGGTTTATGGATATATCTAACTGTTTCATAATTTTTGGCTGGATTAATAATATCTTCCAAAACTTCTTTTTCAAATTCAACTAAATTTTCTTCCCAACCTAGGTCAGTTCTAAAATTTTGTTCTGTGTTAATAACAATATTTAAATTGGTATTGTTTTTTAATATTTCCATTAACAGTTAGTTTTATTTTTATAGTTATTAAATCCATTTAAATTATCTTTTTTATTTGTATAAGATTTTTCATTTCTTAAATAAAAATTAATGTTTTTAATTACGTAATGTGTATTATTTATAAATGGAAAATTTGTTCCGTTTCCTTCTTGATCAATAAACCCGTGATCATAAAGATCTCTCCATTTCCAAAGTTTTTCTTTTTCGTCGTATATTGCGTTTTCAGGTAAATCAACTAATGTATTTGGTTGCGTTACATCAAGTTTTGATGTTTCAATATATGGTGATAATTCCCTTAGTTTAACTCTATAATGTGGTTGATAGTAATAACCGACCGTATTACCTGTTGTTGCACCTGAATAAAAACTTGATTGATCTTGATAATGATCAAATATTTGAACTCCTCCTACAATTTTTAAATGTGAAAACTTATGATATGTTTCACTTATAATTCTTTCCTTTAATTCTTTTTCATTATATTCAACAAATGCACCAGTAATACCGGTTGTGTTTAAAGGTATTGATGTTCCGCCCGTAAATGTTGTACCCGTATAATTGTATGTATTACCTAATATTGTTACTTTTTTACCATTAAATGTTTGTGTTAATCCACTCATTGCCTTTTCAACTGATGTTGTTCCACTAAATTGATTATCAATCCAACCTATTTTTTCACCTGTTGGTGATTCCGATCCATGAAAATTAAATTTAAATCCTACTTTTGGTGGGTAATCAAATAATCCATTACTATTTTTAAAAATTGTTGTGACGTAAACCTCAGTTGGTGTGTAACCTAAATTATTTGTTATACCTGATAATGAAAATGTATTTTTAAAATCAAATAACAAAGCCTCTTGTCTGTTTCTTTCCACTAAAACATCATTCTCTTGTAATGTATTTTCAAATAATATTTTTCTTTCGTCTTCCCATATTGAATTTTCAAAACCAACTTTATCTAAAATGTAGTCATCTATTGTTGTTAATGTTTTATGTTTATGTACGTAATATGTTGATGTTGTTCCTGTTATATCATTTACGTCAATACATCTTTTACCCAAAACAAAAGTAACTCCACTTAATGTATGACCGAAAGTAAGTTCACTTTTTAATAAATTTATTACGTATTTTTCTGAATTATAAATTTCATTTCCGACACTATCAACGTAAAAAATTTTATTATTTATTGACAACCCACTTAACATTGTTGATCCAGATAATATTATATGTTCTCCTTGTAAAATCCCATGTTCAACAGGTGATGTTAATGTATAATAATTATCATTTGATTCAACCCTAAATGGTATACCATCTTTAGATTTAAATGAATATGTCTTATCTCCATTTGTGTCTCCAGATAATGTATAATTCATTGTGAATCCTGTATCGTGTGAATCAACATAACTCAAATACAAATTCCAATTTTTATATGGTGCATCTAACGATGACATAGTTGTGTGGCCCGTGTATCTACCCACCGGCGTTCCCGTATCTAAAGTAATACTCGGTGCTGAAGTTTGATATCCAAGTGTTGATCCTGATTTTGGTGTTGTCTTTTCTCTTACAACATCATTTCTTAAAAACGCAAATTCATTATATGGTACAAATCCAATATCACTTCCTGTACCATCACCTGATAAATAAAGGTTCCTTAATAATGGTTGGTATTGAGTATAACCTGAATACATGTTCCTAAATACCATTTTTATTTTACCGTAAATTTTATAGTTAATAGATTTATTTCTTTCTTCATTAAATAAATCAGCTAAATTTAAAACAATATCTTTATCACCTTGTCTTAACAATGTTTCATCATTTTCTAACTTAACGCTAAGATTTAAATCTTGTTCTTCTGCCTTAAAGTACCTTTTGGTTGGTAATAATATTTCTTTCTTTTCCATTATTCAGCTGATGGGAATGCTCCTTTAGGACCAAATAGGTCAATAAACTTATCAAGCCCTGTTTTGCCGGCTTTCAGTCCAAAATAAAATTGGTATGGTGTTGAGAGAATTTGTTTTGTACCACTATAATAATCTTGTCTTTGTGGTAATATAAAATCAACTCCTGTATTCCAAGGTATCACTTGCCAAGTTCCTGCGGATCCATAACGAATATATAACGTACCACTAGTTGGGTCGTTGATAGTTCCACCTGTAACTCGTAGAACCGTATAACCTGGATATTCAGAATTGTATTGTATATATCCTGTGGATGTTCCTGAATATACAACATCAAATTCAATTTCGTTAGTTAAGTTCATTCCACTTATAACTAAACCACCAAATGTATTTGTTATTGGTAATAAAAGATATTGGTCTGACGAATCGTTTGTCCCACCTGTTAATGTGTAACCATAAGTCATACCTTGTAATGGTTGTAGTTGTACCGAACTATAATCCCATGATTGATCGTCGGATGTTGCTTCACTTGTTCCGCCAAATCCAGTTCCTTTTTTATCCCATAAATAAAACGGAACTTTTTGTGATGATTCAGTTAATCTCCCCGGTTCATTTAAACATAACCTTACTCTTTCACCGTCTTCGTCTAATTCCAACGTTACAGGTAATGGTCCCCAATATCCATCTTTTTTAAACACATTAGGATATAAATCAGGATCTAAAATTTGATACGAATAACCAATATATTTTGGACTTTGTAAATCAAACTCTTCAATACCTGCTTCATTATTAATTGAAATTAATTGTAATAAATCTCCATCAAATACCTTATTAAAACTTTGACCTGTGAATCCCGCATTATCAAAGAAATTATCAATTCCAAAAGAATTATTACTAGTATCCATTCTATAGTTAATTGCTAATCCCATTAATTCACCAAAACTTTTAAATGATGTTGGACCTATTGAACGTGAAACTGAACAGTTAGGATCTAAATTTTTATCAATACAAATTTCTTTAATAAATTCATCTCTTGGTCCTAAATCAACAATTGTTGTTGGAAATCCAAGTATACCATTAGATCTTGTAAATGTTGTTCCGTTACTACTACTAAAAGCTGAACGGTAATAAAATCTGTTTGGACCTTCAACAAATCTTACAACATTTCTACAATATTTTATAACACTCTCAATTCCTTTATTAACTTTTTTAGCTTTGAATTGGAAAAAATATAACGAACCGGATAACCAATTATCTATAAAACCGTAGTTAACAATTCCTCCACAAAATAATTTACCTATTCTTTTTCTTCTTCTGTATTCTCGTAATATTTCCCAAATTCTTTCCGTTGTTTGTGCCCCTGGTACAACCGTAAAGACTCCATTTTGAAATTCTGATTGGCCACTTGGTGTTAATCGTTCATGAGTTTCTCCTTCCCACACAGATACCAATGGTACTCCCGCATTTGGATAATAAAAAATATCGTCAGATAACGTTGATGTGTAATTAGAACCTGACCCATTATCTCCAGATAAATTTGTTGCCGTAACATCACTACCAGGTATAAATGATACAAAAGGAACTTTTGTTCTTCCCGTACCTATGTAATAATATGTAATTAATGATTCATCGTAAGGTGTGTCATAAATGTCACAACCTTCTTCTAAATTTATGGTTGTAATAGTATTACTAGATTCAGTATCGGTTGCACTTCTTAAGGTTAATGTGTATGAAAAAGGTTCGCCAAACAATGCACTATCGTCTTGAAATTTAATATCTGTGTACCCCGTTATAGTAATTCCATCTGTACCATATGATGGAGTACCGCTAAATTGATTTGTTAAATTTAAATCTCCGTAATTACTACTAGAAATCACATAATTATTTTGAGTCTGAATAAAAGTTACAATATCAATTGTTGTAAGTCCGCTACAATTTCCCACAGTGCTTGCTAAAAATGAAATTGTATTAACCGTTAATGTTCTATTATTTTCTATATAATCACCTTCAATTGTAACTGAACCAATAGAACAACGTTGTCCCGCTTGTCCTCCAGAATTTATAATTGTACCTAATGAATTATCACCATTACATTCTTCACATTCAGGATAATTTATTAAGTAGAGTCTTCTTTGGGCATTTTCTTGCGCTCTAAATGCTGCACGTTTTATACTTCTTGCTAAACTTCGTATCGGTCTAAAATCCGCAGCATCACCAATAGTAAAAAGTAATTTTACTAATGCATTTAAAAATGTTAATGTTACTAAATTTATTAAATGTTCAGCAAATAAAAGAACGTCAGATATTAATAATGTGAATGTATAATTTTTAGTCCCAAAATTTACCGGTGGTGTTAAGTTATCCGCACAATCTTCTTCTTCACTTGGGACTAATTCTTTTAACCCCAAATATTGATTTTTTCCAAATATTCCATTGTTAACATATGATGATTGTAAGGAAGATACTGTGTAAACTTTATTATAATTAAATCTATAAAAATAATCTCTTGGATAAAATTGACCTCCTTCATTGTATAAAATACCGTGACTACCATTCACACTAACAGCATTTTGTGGGTATCCACTCCATTCTGTTCCAAAATAATATGAACTATTAATATCATTTTCATATTCTCTAATGTTAGGAACTAAATAATCGGCGTTGTTTCTTGCTCGTTCAACTCCTTTATCGTTTAAATTAAATCTAAAACGATAACATGCTGATGTTGCAATACCTTTATTTGGGTCATTTGTATATTCATTTTCACCAAATTCATTAGTAATAACATAATCCATATTCATTTCTAACGGTAAAACAAAACCACCGTCATCAGGAATATCCTCATCAATTGGAAGATACTCTAAATAAGGTCTATTATCATCGTCTTTAATTGGTAAAAATCTAATGGCTTCAATATTTGCAGATTTTGCGGACAGATCACACTTTCTTCCCATTTTGGCTTTAGGAGTACAATTCTTATTGATTGAATTTTTACCATTGTCTGTGTAAACACCTCCAATCAAATATGCGGTTGGTTTTATGTTAACTCCTTTATCTGATAAATCAAAATCACTTCTTGTGATACCTATCTCACATAAATCCTCGTTCCCCCAAAATGGATAAACCTCAATGATCTTATTAAAACTCACAATTTGTGGTAAGGAATCCAAATCTTCAGATGACTTAAATGTATATTTGTTTTTAAATCCATCAGTACCAATACCTAATCTTTGTAGATCATATGGTCTTAATGAGAAACAACCAATGTCAGATAAGTCAACATCTACGTGAATTGTTTGAGGTCCTACTGGTACTCCCCATATCATGAAATCACCCGCACTATTTGTTTTTACTGTGTATTTGTAATATTTTTCATATACCTCTAAAACCTCTTCTCTTGTTAAAATATCAGATTGATCAAAGAATGTTCCCGTTGCCGCATGTCCTCCGTGTTGTTGTCTTGACGGTAATAAATTATATCTATAATTAGAATCGTCTTTATCTGTAACCTCTTTGTATGGGTATAGTTTAGATATTACAGGATTATCTTCATCTTCAGTATCTAAAGGTATGAAAATAGAAACACGAGCATTTCCAAGTCCAAAACCATTGTTAGCGGTAACTCTACCACAAACAACCCCATAGTCCGAACATATTGATGTATAGATTTCTTGTTGAGAAAATTTTAGAGATAGAATCTCCAATACGTCAAAATCTTGTTTTAACTCAACTGTAATCTTTTGGTCAACCCCTAAATTAGTTGAAATTCTGTGTTTTTGTATCATTCTTATAATAAATAGAAACTATGTGATTTTCTATATATTATAACGAAAAAACATTTTAATATGTAGTCGTTCCTAAAGTTTTAGTTCTAACCTTAATATCTACATTTGGGAACCTAATTTGAAAAATTTGATTAGATTTCATGAATACGATATTATCTGATTGTGCAATCTCTTTAGTATTACTATCCTTATACGGTTGTGATACTTGAGCGGATGAATAATCTCCACCTATTTTACTGAAAACTCTAGTTTCAATTACGTTGATTACACCAGAAACACTACCTACGATTTTATTTAATGCTCCAATGAATAATGGATCTCCCATTTTACGTTTAGTATAATCAAAATACGTAATAACATCATTGATGACAGTTTGAATAATATCGGTTTGGTTAGTGTTTTTATCAATGTTTAAATCAATTTCTAATCCTAAATCAATAACTTCACCACTTACAATATCAATAAAATCGTTAATCATTTTATATTCAGAAAGATATGATAATATATTGGATTTTAATGTGTTAGAAACGGTATCTGTTAAATTACCCTTATCATCATATGATAATAATTTAATTCTAACCTTATTGTCTTCCTCCATAACATTAACCTTAGCCGGAGCACCATATGTGGACGGCATTGTTTCAATTAATGATTTATAATCGTTTAATGTAACCGCTCTATTTTGTGCTGAAAAGTTAAATGAAACCATATTACGAATTTCTTCAATTGTCGGAGCGTCCGCACCACCTACTGCTGGTGTGATATTTGTGACACGTAATGATTGTACAACACTTGAGTTCTTGGTTGATATCGGTCCACTAACGTTAAATTCTACATCATCAACACTTGTGATGACATTTACCCCTAAATTACTATCCTTACCTCCACCTACACGATACTGTACAAATAATGTTGTATTAAGTTTTGGTGTTTGACCTAAAGATAAATTATTAAGATAGCTTGCCAAATTTACTTTTAATTGACCTGTCATATAGTTATCCAAATTATCTAATGGATTAACAGTACCTGAACCAAACGTCATTGAAAAATAGTTTTCAGGAGTATATTCAGTTACAAATTTATTATTAACATCAATAAAGGTACCGGCGGTAAAATTATTAGTATCAGAAACCGCTGTTGGGTCTGGAACAAAAACTTTATCTTGAATTAATGATTTAACTTCATACCATTTATTTGTGGTACTTGAAAATTCATTTGTTGTTGGGTTACTAGCAAAGTTAGTACCGTCTTTATGTATAACCGATGTTACACCTAATACATTTTGTTCTGGTAGATATAACTTTAAAAAAGGTTTTTGATCTATTTGATTTATAACTCTTCTATATATTTTGGTAATTCCATTAACAACCGCTTCTCTTTTAGTTATTGTATATGAAATTAATTTATTATTAGCGTCAAAATTAGGAATTTTTAATCTATTAGGTTCTCCTTTCTTGTTGAAAGGGACAGAAAAATCAATGTCATCAATTGTTTCAAAAATCTGACCTCCTCCTGAAACTTGTGCACCACCTTTTAATATTCCCAAATATCTCGTATCTTCTTTATCCCCTCTTACATCAACAGTAATAGAAAAATCACACAACGCAACTGAAGGTCTAACTCCAGGTAATCTTAATCCGTATGTTTTAGCAATATGGTATAATGATTGTCTTTGTTGAGCAAAGTCCAACATAGTTTCTTGCCAAACTCTATCAATATGAAAGTGTAAATTATCCGCAACCGCGGCATTAATATCCAATAATACAGAATATATTGATGCGTCGTTAAAGTTCTTAACTAAATCAGGATAATAGTTTTTGGTTAATGTTACCAACTCATTTCTTAATCCCTGAAAATCTCTGGTTGCGTATGATATTTGTTTACTCATTTTATATGTTTAAAATTATAAAGTCCGATGTTGTGAAAGATCCGTTATTTACTGTATAGTTTATTTTAACTACTGCAGTATATGGTTTTGTTGATTCTTCAGACACCCTGAATAATCTCTCATCTTCTTCTTGTGAAAAACTTCTATGTTGGTCTGGATCATCTTCGGCTGACATTATTGAAATAGTATTGATCTCTAAATTTGGAATATACTTCTTAACTCCTTCTCTAATTTCTTCTTCAATTAAATTATGGGTAATAAAATCGTTCTGATCAAAGATAAATTCATACATTCTTGTTCCAAAATCAGGTAAGTAATATCTACTACCTCTTCTTGTTAATATAAGATGTATTAGGTTAGCTCTAATTTCCTTTTCAGGGATTTCTGTCATATTCAGATAATCTCCCTTGGAACTGTCTCTAAATGGATAATCAATACCGTATGTTGTCGCCATATTCAATAAATATAAACAAACACAAAATGGTTATGTATCCTCTTTTATTTTTGGGTTCTCTTTAATAATATGTGGGGGGTCATAAGGACAATTTGCACATCCATTGGAACAACAATACCCTCGTTTCTGTAAAAACAAAGAAGTCAGGACCATAAGCCCCGACTTCTCATCTATGTAATAATCTACTCCTTCTACCATTAGATACTCGTTACGTCGCATTGGGCACCGGAACAAGCCTGAGCAGCATAGTCAGAAATACTCTTGTATTCTGGTTTATTTAATATTTCACCGAAGTTTACTTCTTTGAATTGACGAGTAATAGTTTCCCACTTATAGAATAAATGAACGTCTTTTAAACAATAAACCATTTTCTTCATATCTCCTTTAAAGTAATTCTTAGCAAACTTTTTGGCTCTTGATAACCAATATTCTTTTAATAAAACTTGTTCTCTTGTTCCTGTTAATAAAATACTTCTATCAAGTAATGTATCACAAGCCAACCATAAGTTTTGATTGAAGTAATGTAATCCATCAATAATTAATCCTGACGCTAATAATGATCCTTTACCGTATGTTTCAATAACTTCATTTAAATTCAATACTGATGTGAAAGGTGCTTGATTGAAGTCTTTGTCTCCGTAGTCTGACATGAAACTAACGGCGGTGAATAAATCTCTTTGTTCCCAAATATAATCAACAATTGCGTCTTTATCATCAATAATAACTGTACAAGATGTATTATGATTTACCGGTATATAAGCACATAACTCAGGATTAGTTCCCGCATTTACCCAATGTTTTTGAACCAACTTAATTAACTCAAGGTGTTTAATACCTTTCATATCCTTTTTGAATAAACCAACTTTTGGATTTTCAACTGGAACAAATACAACGTAATCTGATTTAGTTGAAGACCATACACTTTCCTCTAATAAGAATCCCATGTTTTCTTCCAACCATTTTGCAGTATTACTTTCTTTATTTAACTGCATGATACGGAAATACTTTTCAGAGTGTTCAGGGTGAATACCTGACGCAGTTCCTAGTACTACTGATGCATTACCTGAAGGTTTTACACATGTAGTTCTTGCCGCTTGGTTAATTCCAATTACCGCTGCCAATTCTTTATTAGCATCTTTTACAGCTTGTGCTCCTTCTTCTAATAATTCAGCATTAAATAATTTAGGATTATTCATCCAACCTGTAATACTAACACCTAACAAAGCTTCTCTTTCAAAGATTGCTTTACTTGTTTCACCTAAATAAGGGAAATTAGTATAACCCGCTTGTAGTGTTCCTAAAAAAGAAGCATCTTTACAAGCCTTTAAAAATTTTTCTTTTGTTGTTGCCTTCTCAGCATTGATCTCGGTTAAATTACAACCTTGAATACCAAACTTAGATTTGTTGTCTTTAACATATTGTTCAACTTCGTCATATTTGATTTTACCAAAATCAATTGTATCTAATACAGGGATTTTTAAAATTTCAAAACATGGGTTAAACATATCAAACCAACTATTTGCAAAAACAAAACCAATATCATTTGCTCCATCATTTAATTGTACCAAGTAATTGAATTGTTCTTTAACAACTTCACTTCTCAATAAAATAACTGAGTTATTACTACGACCTCTTTGTGGGTTTTCAATTCTCCAATTACCTGTCTTAGCATGGATCATCTCATCATCATTAGGGTCAACAATCATATTCAAAGCTGAACGTCTAACACCTCCCGATAATACAGCATCCGCTGAATGACAAATAATATCAAACGCTAAAATAGGACGAATTTTTTCTCCTTCATTAGTTAACCACTTTTCAATTAAAGATTCTATTTTTTCTAAAGATTGTTTTAAACCTTCAGGACCAGGTGCTTTAAAACCGCCACTGATGAACGCACCTTTCTCACGAATTAAAGAATAATCTAATTTAACTTCATATCCTGCATATTCAGGGAATGGTTGTTCGTCAACAAAGTAAGACGATAACAATACACCCAATGCGTTTGCCCAACCTTCAATTGAATCTTCAATATAAAAAGTTTTAGTTCCTAAAGTTCTTTTTTGTATTTTACTTAAATTATTTACAAAAGGAGTTAATAATCCTCCACCGAATCCACAACCAGATAATGCCAAATAGAAAATCTCTTGGAATACTCTATTACGAGCAATGTGTCCTGACGTACAGTTAAACATTCTCGTGTTATGTTTCATGATTTGTTCATGTCTGTATTGTAAGTTTCTTTGTGAAGCTAATACAGCTTGATCTTTCATGCTTTCAACAGCAGATTGTAAATATGGTTCAATTGCCTCAGCATAATCCACATATTTTTTTCTGTGTCCGTCAATTATGTTCTCACATGCATCTTCCCATGATTCATACCTTTGTTCATCTTCCTTCCATTTGAAATAATCTGAGTGTAACTTCAAGTCACTCAGAAATTTTTTACCTTTCTGCATTTTTTCTTTTTCCTTTTATGTTTGTTTATTATTATTTTCCAGCCACTTGTTGTCTCCTTTTAAATGCTTCCGCCGCTCTATTAGCATTTATCTGAACTTTTTGTTCTTCATGTCCCAATAATGTACTTTGAGACTCTGTATCAATAAGAAGAAACTCGTTATTGAATTTACAGTTTTGAAATACAACACCATCTCTACCAATACGAGATTTTAATAATGTAAGTGTTGCCAAGTTATGGTCTTTTTGCTCTAATGTTTTACCAATAGATATTATAACGTGAGCAATTTGTGCTTTCTTAATTGATCCACCCATTTGATCTCCAGTTACTACTTCACTTGAAATTGACTCACGGTTACCTTGTGTTGCCGTCCATATTGCCATTTCAAATTCACCTGTCATAGATTCTAAACTTCTCATAATAGAACCTTCACCTTTCCATTCTTCACCATTAGCTGATTTATCAGTTGAAATACAATCTACATAATCTATTACTAATAAATCAACTTTTTTAGTTCCGTCAGAATTCATCTTTCTGATTTTATTTTTAATCTCAGAAACGGTAACATTATCACTTGCCAATTTTAATAACTTCAAACTACCTTTAGATTTAGTTTGAGCTTCTTCAACTTTTGCTTTTACTTCTTCCTTAAATTCAGGTTGACTATCGGGAGCAATTTCAGTCCAAATTGTATAGTGTTTTCTTTTAATATTACCTGGATTATCTTCAAAAAATATTTGAACTACATTATAACCTAAGTTATATGCTGTGTTTGCGAACTTAGTAAGTAAGGTAGTTTTACCGGTACCTGTGGGAGCTAATACAACCCCCAATTCTCCTATTCCTAACCCACCCTTAAGTAAGTTGTCAATTCCCACAATACCTGTCGGTAATGGGTGTCTAAAGTCCTTTTCTAACGCTCCGTCAATATCATGAAATACATCTGTAGCTTCATCGTTGGAAATACCAACTTGTAATGCCTTTTGAATGATTTGTTCAATTTTATTATATGCCTCAAATTCACCACTCTCAATAATATTCTGTACACTTTTTAACTCTCTTTTCAAGTTTTGTTGTTTACAGAAATTAAGCGCTGTATCTTTAACATACTCAATTTGAGATTCATTGTTTTTAATTGCTTCTAATGTATCTACGTGAATTTTAGAGGAATCTTTGTTACCACCTTCAGCCATGATTTTCTGTGCTAATGTATTATAATCAGGAATTTTATTGTAATTCTTATATAACTCCTTTGTATTTTCCATAATAAATCTAAAAGAGTTATTATCAAAAAACTTACTGTCTAATACATCAATAATTGTTTCTCCGTACTTCTTATCTTCAATAATTGCTTTGATAAGGGATTGTTGAAACGAAAACCCCAAATACCCAAAATTCCTTTCTTCCATAGTGTTTATTATATATTGTTTTTTCTTATAATTCGTATCCTAAATAACTTGTCTCCAATTCTTCTGAAGACAAAATGTCTGTCAAATCTGACAAAATTCTCTTCAATCTTGGACGAATGTCCACCGTGTATCTTGCCTTTGGATGATAAAGATATGCGGGGTATAGTCTTTGAATAAATACATCCTCACCCAACTTAATTTCCATTAAAAAATGTTCTTTTTCTGGAATTGCCGACTCATCCACAACCTCTGTATTGAGGATATAGTTTTGATTCTCACATAGATAGTTGGAACTTTTTATTTTCAAATCTTCCATAAAATCCTCACAAATATTTTTTATATAATAGTGAAGATTCAATGAACGTCTAGATTGATCAACATGATCTCTAACGTTAAAAAATCTTTGACATACGATATGTCCTTCTAATGACAACAAGAACTCAAATTTAGTTATGTTGTCTTGGTTTTGATAATCTCTACTCATAGGGTCTTACTTTAATTGTTTTTGTTTTATTGTTATTTATGTTTTTTTCTTTTCTTGTTAATCTAAGAAAAGGGTTTATAAAATTTATCCAAGCGTCTTCTGATTTTGGTAAGACAGTAAAAAGACCATCTTCCGTCATCATCTTTATTACGTTCTTATATGATCTACCTTCTTGGTCTAACGATTCATTTATTAAAAGATTAATTGTCTCTTTTGCGTCGTCCGTTAAAAACGGTTCATCCAAACTTACTATCCTTTTGTTTACGTCGAAGAATTCCTCACCGAGTACTCCGTGTTTTGTTACACCTGTCAATAAATTAGTAATTAACTTATTATGTTTGTCTTGTTCAAATAATTGGTTACATCTATCTCTAACCTGATCAACCGTAATTGGTTGATTTTTTAGTTCAGGAACCAAAGACAATAATCTTTTAAGTCCCATTCCTCTTATTCCTGCAATGTTGTCTGATGAGTCTCCACAAATCATTTTAACTAAACGAACATTTTCGATGAGAATTTCTTCGTGTTCGTAAACGATTATATCATTAGGTGAATATAATTTCCTATGTGATGGATTGTAAACTTGTGTGTTTTGTGAAACGAGTTGAGTTAAATCCCCGTCCGATGAATAAATAATTTTCCTTTCGTTGGGTGAATTTTGAGTATAGTAAGCGATGTTGTCATCAGTCTCACAATACTCAAATTCCCCTTGTCTTACATAAACTTCTTCAAGATATTGTTTGATTCTATCTCTCTGATATAAGTAAGATTGTAAATCTTCTTCTGTTCTAACTCTTTGTCTTCTGTTTTCCTTGTAATGTGCGTAAATCTTTCTTCTACATTGTGAACCTTCTAATCCGTCCCAAAAAACAACAATCTTGTCTAATTGGTACTGTTCAAAAGATCTTCTTAGAGTGTTTAGAAAGTGGTAGATACCACCGATGTGTGTTCCTTTATAGAACACGTTCTTTGCACCGTAATAACCAATAGTTAATAGATTATCTCCATCAACAAGTAAAACCGACATTTGTTAAATTTAAAGATCACTTTCTTCTGTTACAACTTCCACGTCTGTGATGTCTGTAACATTAACACCTAACATCTTACTGATGTAATCACCACTTTCTTTTTTATATTCCTCGATAGATTTCTTCTCTTCAGCGTCTTCTCTACCTGGCATAAATCCGTGTGATGTAACTAAGATACGTCCATCTTCATATCCTAAACCATTGATGTGGTTTTTCATAATTGAGATTTTTGTTCTTGTTGCTATTTTAACTTTTCTCTTATCTTTTGTGATTGAGATTTTTGTTGTTCCCGCTCCTTTTTGATTACCAAATAAGAATACGATACTTGAGTTTAACCAAATTGCTTCTCCACCTTTTGCTTTAATTTTAGGTTGTCCAAAAGGATTATCAGGTAATTCTACCCAAGGTTGATTAACAATGATTAATGTGTTTGTATAAGGTTTA